TCGTCGGGGCCAGACCTGCCGGAGTGATGGACACACTGCCGGCACCCAGCCGGGCGGTGCCGAAATCGACCGTCGGGGCTGCGCCTGCGGGGGTGATGGTCAGCGCCTGTGGTAGTGGTTCAGTTTGAAGCAGCTCGACGACATACCCGCCTTCAGGCGCCCAGCGGAGGTCGCGCGGGTTGTCGACCGTCATGAAGAGCTGCACCGTGCGGGTGTGCCCGGCGCGCCATGACGGCATCAGGATCGTCTCTTCCGCCTGGGTGAACTGGGCAGTGCCAATCTCAGTCAGGCGTGTGTCTGCGGCGCGCACCACGTTGTTGAGGTACTCCCCAACGTAGAAGCGCAAGGTAATCGGGGTGGTGCTGACGCGCGGGGGCGTCCGGATGCGGATGTGCTCGTTGGTCTGAAGGAAGCCTCCAGCCACGTAGCCGATGCGCACAGCGAAGCCGCCCATCTCCAACAGCTGCCAGAGAGGGGCGGCGGGGGTGTCCTGGGAGCCAGACCACGGCTCCCCTAGATTGATCGCGTTTGGTACGAGCGACATGCGCGGTAGACCCCCTCACCTCGTTGGATTCAAGATGAGGGGTAGTCTATCACTGGGCCGTGTACACCGAGATCACACCGAAGTCCTGCTTGGTGTTGTTGCTGTACATCGAGTTGAACTGCGGCTTCAGGAAGCCCAGGATCTTCGCCGTGGCGATGCCGATCTGGTTGTCGTAGTCGAACTCTTTCTCGGTCCAGTCCGGGTTGCCCAGGTCAGCCATGGCCAGTGCTTGGGCGCCGCAGAACAGGATCTGGCAGCCGTCCACGTTGCCGGCGGCGCCCCACTTCTGGCCAGCAGCGGCGCCGGCAGTGTTGTAGACGTTGCGGTACTCGTGGAAGATGATGCCGTCGATCATCACGCTCGAGCCGGTGAACAGCGGGTTGCTGCCACTACGAACCTGAGCGGAGCGGACGTTCTGCATGAACAGCGGGTCCAGCTTCAGGCGCATCATGGCCTGCGGGGTCAGGAAGGCGTGGTAGGTCTCCTCGCCGCCGTTGCCCTTCAGGCCGCGCATGTACTGGTCCTTGGCGTAGGCCTTCAGCTGCACGAACAGGTCCCACGTCGGGGTGTCGGCTGCCATCACCTGCGAGGAGGTGCCGCCCACGACCAGCCGCTTGTTGGCGGCGTCGTAGCGGGCACGGCGGGCGTCAGTCGGAGCAGCCACGTCGGCGGCGAACTCCAGCTGGGGCAGATCCGAACGACCGCGCGGGGCGCCGTTGTTCTTCATGTTGTAGGACACGCCGGACATGGTCAGGAAGGCCATCTGGTCCATGCGCTCGGCCAGCCAGTAGGCCAGCTGGTCGCGGGCGTTCTGGCGGAAGTTCACGATGGACTTCTGGTCAGCCATGCGACCTTCCAGGCGGACAGCATGACGCAGCTGGTCGATGCGGATCACCTGGTCGAAGGAGCGCATGGCTTCTTCGTTGCCTTCCAGGTTGCGGTCGCCAGCGACGCCGTCACCTTCCAGGTCGGTGAGCAGGGTGATCACCGCGCGGGCGCCCTTCTCGTTTTTCTTCAGCTCGTCGATCTTCTGGATCATGGAGTTGGAGCCGGTGCCCAGGAACTTGCCGATGAACGACACGTTCCGAGCCGTCTTCCACATGTCCATCGACCAGATGGTTTTTTGCTCGTCGGTCAGCAGACCAAAGTTGGTAAGAGCCATTTGTGGCCTCTCTCAGGGAAGTTGAACAATCACCGGGAACGCCCCGGTCGGCGGACAGGTGGCTCTATCGCTGCCACGAAGCGAATAGGCGAAGCCTATCAAAGACTTACAGGTGGGGCAAGAAGAAGTCACGACGACAACTCTTGCTCCAGCCGGGATTTGTCAAGTACCGGGGGCCGGTAGACCTCGACGATCTTGGTGGGGGCGGGGTCGACCAGCTCGGCCGAGAGCACGACTTCACGGACGCGCCCCCATGTCTCGGGCCCGGCCACGTTGATGCCGGACTCCACCAGGCCCTTCAGCCACATGATCGCCAGATTAGCGTCCACCGATGGCCCCCATCAGGAGCCCGTCCAGGCCGGGGGAGAGCACGCGCTGGGTCGGCGGCTTCTCCCGGACAGGCTCGTCCGGGCGGAACTCGTTGTTGAAGAGCCGGAACCGCTGCCCATTCACGTCGAGGCAGATGCGACCCGTCTCGTCGCGCAGGAGCCGGCTCTCCACCGGCTTGCCTGCGGCGAGCAGGTCACTGAGGAGTGACCCGAACTCTTGCATCACAGATCATCCCCGCGCAGACGCGCAATGGTAGCCTCGTCGAGACGGTCGAACTGGGACTGGGTCAGCTTGCCAGGGCTGCCGTCGCGCAGACCACCCTGATCCGACGGCTTGCCGACCGCGGCGGTGGCCGGGGGCTGGCGCTTGTCAGCGTCGGCAGCGCGCTGGCGGGCCTCGACGGCCCTGGCCGGGGCCGTGAGCTTCTCGACGGGGGCGCCGACCACGTACTTGACGGCCTGGGCGAGCGCCTGGGCACGGTTCTTGCCCTTGGCGATCAGCGCGTCCATCAGGTCAGCCACCTCGTTGGCCTTGGCGACGTCAAATTCGGGGGCATCCGGGTTCAGAACGGGGTGCTTGCGCTCCACTTCGTCCAGCGCCCGCTCGTAGGAGAGGGTGTCCAGGGTCTGCTTGCGCACGGCCTGGGTCTTGACGGCCACGGAGGCATCGTTGAACTGGTCGCGCAGGGCATCCAGCTCGCGACGGACCTTGCGGGCCTCCTCTTTCATGCCCTCCATGATCAGGTCTTCGTACTTGTCCGACAGCTCCTCGATCTTGGAGCGCATGGCGCCCAGGTCGGCGCCGTACTGGCGCTCCTGCTGTGCCCCCTGGAGGCGCTCGATCTCAGCCTGGAGGGCCTTTTCCCGCTCCCGGGCCTTCGTCATGGCCTCGTCGAAGCGGGCTTTCGGGATCCGGATGCGCTTTTTGGCCTCGGCGGCGGCCTCTTCGGCCTCCCGCTGGGCCTTTTCCTCGGCAGTTTCCTCGCCTTCCTTGTCAAGGTCTGCCTCAGCCTCGCTCAGGCTGTCCTTGACCGGCTCCTTTTCGGGCTCGAAATGGTCCCCGCGGTCCTGTTCAGTACTCGGTACTGGGTTCTCAGCTTGCACTTCTTGGTTCTGCTCACTCATTTGGATTGCTCCTTGTCAGACCGGGGTTGGGCCGGGGCGGCCGGCTTGCCGGAGGGGGACTGGGCGTTGTCCCGGGGTTGCGCCCGTTGATGCACTGCCGCGATTCTATCCGATTTGGCTTTTTCTATGGCCTGGTGCTGGGCGATAGCCTGCTGATTCCGGCTCTCCTCGGCCTTGAGCTGGCTGTTCATGGCCAGTTCCTCGCGCTTGAGGGCCATCTCTTGGGCCATCTTCTCGCGCTGGAGGGCGATCTCCATCTCCAGCTGCTTGAACTTCAGCTCCATCTCGGCCTGCAGCTTCTGCAGCTCAACCATGGTGGTGTCCTGCTCGGCAGGTTCGCCCATGGCCTCAGTCTGGGCCAGCACCTGCTCGCGCTGGGCGCGGGCCTGGGACAGCTGACTGTCAGCCTGAGCCTTGGCCACGTCGGCTTCCTTCTGGGCCACCTCGGCTTCCTGCATCCGCTGCTGCAGCTCAGCCTGCTTCTGGGCCTCGGGGCTGTTCGGGTCGCCTTCCATCTCAGTGATGATGTCGGACTTGTCACGCAGGCGGGAGGCCTGGATGATGAACTTGTCCGGGATCTGGATGCCCACCTCAGTCCGCAGCCGCACGGCCTGGTCGAACTGGCTGTCCTCGAAGGTGTCGCGCTCGGGCTCGTTGGTCACGACGATGGCGTACTCGCCCAAGGTCAGGTCGTTCAGGATCGTGCCCTCGGGCGTGACCTGGTTGACGACCATCTCCTCGGTGGTGCCCAGCATCTTGTCGGCAGTGATGCGAACGAGACGCTCTTCGGTGTAGTACTCCTGGACCAGGGCAAGCACGGCGCGGGCCAGCAGGTGGTCCGTCCGGTTCATGTTGTCCATGACCTTGGCCATGTTGGCCTGACCGGACTTCTGGTTGGCCACGACCGACTTGGCGGCCACGTCCTCCCGGGCGAAGCCCTGCATGTAGTCAGACACGCCGGAGATGGCCTTGATGTGCTCCTCAGCCTTGTAGCTGATGCGGTCCAGGCCGGACGGCGTCTGGTTCGGCTGGATCTTGGTGACGTTGTTGACATCGTCCACCTCCAGCACCAGGCCCGTCTGGGCGCCGCGCTGCTCCAGCTCAGCCACCGACATGTTGACCAGGCTGTTGCGACGCACCAGCCAACCGCTGTTGGCCGACGTGTTGACCACGTGCAGCTCCTGGGAGCTGACCTTGTTCAGCAGCTCCTGGGGACCCAGCAGGTTCTCGACGATGCCCACGGTCTGGCCGCGGCGGAAGTACGGGAAATACGGCACGACCGTGAAGTGCCTGTACGGCGACCAGTCGTCGTGCAGCAGCACGTTGCCGGCGATGACGGTCCAGCGGATGCGCTGCACGAGCTTGCGGGTCGTGGCGATGTTCGGGTTGCGGGTCAGGTAGTCCTGGATCTTGGCGTCGTCCCAGTCGTTGGGGACCAGCCGGCTGTCGCCGTTGGTCAGGTCCACGAAGTGGGTGGCCTTGTGGAGCGTCCGGTACTGGCGCTCGATCACGCGGATGTTGCGGCGGATGCGCTCCTGCTCCTCGCCCAGCCCGGTGTGGCCCACGACCGACGGCCCGCCGAAGCGGTCACGGTTGAAGTCGGCGGCGTCGTAGTCCCAGTCGTTGGCGGCACCCGTCTGGATGCGCAGCAGCTCGGCGTTGGACTTGCCGTAGAGCATCTCGATCTGGTCGATGGTCATCCACGACGTGGTGATCACGTCCTGCCAGTCGTCCGGATCGTAGGAGTCGGCGTCGCTGTCGATCAGGACGTTCTTCGGGTTGAGCTGGGTGATCCGCACCTCGCCCCGCAGGTTGTCGCTGAAGTCCAGGCGCACGTCGAAGAACCCGCGGCTCTGAATCACGCCGTCGCAGAACACGTCGGAGCGGACCCAGGGCAGCTGGTTGTTGTCGCTGATCTGCTTGAACACCTTGGTCAGGGCGTCCGCCACCTCGGAGGTGGCCCCGGAGTTGCGCGGACGGAACGCGATGTCGGTGCGGTTGAAGATCTGCTCGCCCAGCACGTTGGCGATGGTCGAGATGATCTTGTTGATGGTCAGGGCGGGGCGCCGGGCCTGGTTCAGCGCGGCCAGGTCGGCGGAGTCCCACTGGAGGCCCTGGAAGAACTTGTCGCAGCGGTCGGCCTTCTGGATGAACTTCAGGTGGCCATGGTCTCGCAGGTACACGTACCGGTTCCAGACCTCGGAGGTCTTCTCTGTATTGACAGGCATTTCAGGCACTCATGTGGGTTCCAGAGAACGACGGGAGCAGTCGGTCCCGCCAGCTCGGAGGTTTGGGAGGCTCTATTATACGAGGAGGTTCCATAGCCAAAGCCAAATGGGTGGCCCAGGCCATTGAGTCGACCACGTCGTCGTGGACGCCGGCGGGGAAGCGCAGCAGCTCCTGCTCCACCTGGGGGAACCACGTGGCGTTCTTGGGGAACCACAGCTTGCCCTGCTGCATGCGGCCCTGCAGCGGCCGGGCCCGGACCATCTTGTCGGTCAGAGGCTTCATGACCTCGATGGGCAGGAACAGCCGACGCTCCCGCATCCGGCGGTCGAGGAACGGCTTGAGGGTCAACCAGATCTGGCCGTTCTCCACGCCGAGAGTGTACCCGACGGTCGGGTCCGCCCCAAAGCGCCCGGCCACGTTGAGCATGGCCTCGACGATCTCGAGCGCGTCGCCCTTCATGCGATGCACGTCCAGCACAAACAAGTCGTCGTCGGGCGTCAACGCCATGGTGGTGCCCACCGTCCAGTCGTTGACCTGCTTCGTCCCGATGGCGAAGTCCCAGGCCGTGAAGATGCGAACGTTGTCCAGCGCAGGCTGATCCGCGAACCGGAAGAACTCCTTCCGGAAGTACAGACCCTCGTCCGGCACCGGGTTCTGCTGGTACAGCGCCGACCAGATCCGCGGCTGCATGTTGGCCCGCACCCGCTTCAACGCCTCGGTCGAGTACCGGGCCTCGTGCAGGCAGAAGTCGATCGGCCGCAGGAGCGTCAGCCCGGCGTTGTCAGGGAGGCTCAGGTCCAGCGCGGTTGGTGACCGGATGATCGGCCCCGGCACGTCCGGGTTGGAGTCGTCGCGGTACTCCCACTGCTCGGAGATCGCCGGGTACTTCACGATCTCGAACTGGTCGAACTCCGCCCCCTTCCTCATGGCCTGCTGCAGGCGCCCCGCCAGGTCGTCGTCCGACCAGCAGGTCTGGATGACCAGCACGCCACCGCCGGGAGCCAGACGGGTGTAGGCCGTGGACTGGTACCAGTCCCACAGCTTGTCGCGCACCAGCGCCGAGTCCGCCTCCTCCTGGTTCTTGATCGGGTCGTCGATGATCAGCAGGTGGGCACCCTTACCCGTGATACCACCCCCGACACCCGCCGCCGTGAAGCCGCCGCCGCTCGTGGTCAGCCAGGCCTCGGCCGACTGCGACTGGGGGTCCAGGGCCGTCCCCGGGAAGACCCCGGCGTACACCGGGTCCTGGATCAGCCCCCGCACCTTCCTCGAGAAGCCCGTCGGCAGCTCGAGGTTGTAGCCCACGTTGATGATCTCGTGGTTGGGGGCATGGCCCAGGTGCCACGCCGGGAAGCGGATGGACGCCAGCTCGCTCTTGCCCGTCCGCGGCGGGCACATGATCATGAGGCGCGGGCTCTTCCGCTGCCGCACCTGCTCGCTGAAGACCTCGAGCCGCCGGCACATGTCGTGGTGGACCCACCCCGGCTCATACGACGGGTGGGTCATCTTGGTGAAGTGGATCAGCCGCCGGCGCGCCAGCACGCGGTCGGCGAGCAGCTTCTTGGCCGACGCCGACTTGGACAGCTCCTTGACCTGCTCCTCACTCATCGGTCGCCTCGATCACGTCAGCGTCCTCAGCGTCCTCGCTCGCCAGGCGCAGCAGCTCCTCGTCGGACATGGCCGTCATCTTCTGCAGCATGACCTGGCCGTTGACGCTCACCTCGATCTGCGTCTTCGTGGGCTCGTAGTGGCCGCACAGCCGCCCGATCTCCTTCCACCCCGCCACCATGACGGCAGGGTCGGCCTTGAGCTTGGCCGCCTCGATGGCCTCGAGCATGCCGTCGACCACCCGCTTCTTGGACACGCGTGACGCCGCGGCATACTCCTCCCGCCGCAGCTCGACAGCCCGGCGCACCGCCGCGCCCTTCATCACCATCGTGCCGTTGGAAAACCCCGCCTTGCGGGCGGCGCCCGACAGGCTCATGCCGTCGTCGACGTAGTACCGCACGAACGCCTCCTGCTGGGCGGTCAGCGGCTTGGTCGGCAGCATCTCGTCGAACAGGATCAAGTCCTCAGTCTTCTCTGCCGCCTGCGCCACCTCCTCCTTGAGGCTCGTGAGCAGCGACACACCTTTGCGAGCCATGGTGGCCCCTCCTAAAAGTCCCTAAGTCTACCACCGCAATCGTCGTGGTGCCTACGAGCCGATGGTGGGCGGCGGAGCCCGAGAGGAGGCTTCGTGTCGATCTAAACGACCCCGATGAGTGAGGGGGTCCTCGGCATCTGGGGCGAAGTCGACGCGATCTTCTTCGTACTCGGTACTAAGTTCGTGGTTCTCAGAGGAGAGCGCCTGGCCTCGGCAGGGGTCGGTGCCATGACAGGGGTGGTGGGGTGCTAAGTGGGTCTGGCAGGGGTGGTCTGGGCTGCGCCCGGCACCGCCGAGGTGCATCAGTGCTCCGGTGCCGGGTGGCACCCAGCCGCTCGCGGCGGCATGACAGGCTGCGCCAGGGGCGCACGCCCCCGAGGGGTAACACCTGCTCCATTTCCAAAATTTGCAGAATTTTTCCGGGCAGACGGTACTGTCACGAGGCCGGGGGGTGGTTCGGATTTGTCTGACGGATCTTCGTACCTCGTACTAAGTGCTGGGTACTTGGAAGAGAAGAGAGTGGCGATGCCGGGCGACGGGCAGACTGGCGCCGGCGCATGGCAGGGGCTCGCCCGTCAGGGCGGCTCCACTAAGGAACTCTCAGTACGAGTCCATTTCGTCCGTTTCGGGCCGGCGCGATCCGGGGGCTCCCCGACTTCAAAATCCCCACCCCCCACTTCGGTTTCGCTTCGCTCAACCTCGTAGTACCCAGTACTTCGTACTGGGTACTCAGATCCTCGCTGCGCTCGGATTTTCAATGATTCACTCCTCACTTCGTTCGGAGTTCTCAGACACAGTGCTCGCTGCGCTCGCATGCAGCTCGGCGCCTGCGGCGCCTCGCACCAAGTACTCGGTACTACGTACCGAGTACTGAGGGCTTAGACTCGCTTCGCTCGTAAAAAACAGCTAAGGACCGCTTCGCGGCCTTAGCATGTGCTCACTAACGTTCGCACTTGATGCTCGCGCAAGCGCTCGCCTCTTTTCTCGTGTGTTCATCACCACACTCCTTCGGAGAACACCATGAATGCTACGACCGTGAATCAATTCGCTACTCGCGCTAACGCGCTCGCTTATGCGATAGAGACGCTCGGCGGCAAAGCCGACCGGCTGCGCGCTCTCTCGCTGTGGCTGCTGAAGTCGCTGAGCGGCGCTGCGGCGAAGCCGGCCGCGGCCAAGAAGGCTGTGAGCAAGCGCAAAGCTGCGCGCAGCCAGCGCGAAGCATGATTCTTCCGCAGGCCCGGCATGCCGGGCCCTCTTTCTCTCGCTTGTCACTCACTCAACTGGAGCAACACCATGGACACAAACAATCCCGTCATCGTCCTGCTGGCCGAGAAAGCCACCGACACTGAAACCCTCGGGCCGGTAGGCAGCGCCCTCGCCGTCGGCGCGCTCATGCTGGGCGGTTATCTCTTCGGCAAGGCTGCTGAAGAGCCCATGCGCGACGCACTGGCAGAGCTGCGGGCTCTGCGCGAAGCGCGCAAAGCCGAGGCAGCGCGTCACCTCACTGAGGCTGATGCACGTCGTGACTCCGCCGACTCGGCAGCTCTGTGAGGAGGTGCGACATGGTCACGCCACGTACCTTCGCCCAGCGCTGCACGAGGCTGGCACTGGACATCGAGCGCAACGCCCTCGAGCTGGGCGACGAAGTGCCGATGGACATGACTCGCGCCCTGCGACTCATGGCCTCGAGCATCGTCGTACGCGCCAAACAGCTGCAGTGTCTTGACGCAGACCTGCAAGAATTCATGCGGCTCTGCCCGGCCGATCTGCAGGCTCGCATCACGAGCACCTACGCTGACGCACGTGAGCTGCGCAGCGAACAGGGCTACGAAATCGAGCAACTGCAACTCTGCTACGCGCTGTAACCCCAATGGGCCCGACATGCCGGGCCCTCTCTTCCTCTACTGAACTGGAGCACTGACATGGAAATCATCAACTACGCCATCGCTGCACTGATCGCTGTCTTCGTCATCGGGTTCCTGCGTCGCCTGATGACGGCCAAGCCCACACCTCGCATCCCGAAGGCTCGTCCACACGTAGAAGAGCGCGCCGGACAACGTCGCGCTGCTGAGCAAGCCTGGCGCGACGCGCTGTGAACACCTTCAATTCACTGAACAGGAGTAACACCATGAACACGAACTTCACCCGCCTCGTCTCCACCGAAGAAGCTGTTGCTGGCATGCGCGTTGAGCACCTCCGCTCGGCGGTGCGTGCGTTCGAGGCGCTGGGCAGTAAGGAGCTGTCGGAGGACGCGCGCAAGCTGCTGACCGCACTGGACAACGCGATGTATGACGCGCCTGCGTTTCAGGCGTTGTACGATCGCGGCATCGTGCTGAGTCGCAAAATCCGCGTTGGCTTGAAGCTGCTGCGCGGGCTGTAAACCGAATAATGCCCCGGATTAATAATTCGGGGCACTTGATTAATAATTCACTGAACTGGAGCATCGCAATGAATAATCGGACTCTCTCCAAGGACGGCCACCTCGTCGGCGATCTCGTGATCGACTTCGTGCTGGAACAACGCACTTTGCCCCGTAATTACAGTCCGATTCTGGAACGGCTCGTGATGCAGGGCAAACTCGAGGAGCGCGAGGCAGCCCGCAGCATTGGCCTGCCTCGCTTCCGGGTCGGCAAACGCTGAGCGGAGGCTGACATGAACGACACTCTGCTCGAGACCGGCTACGAACAGTGGCAACTGGATAATCTCTGCGGCGACTGTACCGAGTCGCCCGAGGACATCCTGATCCGGCTGGAGACAGCCTTGCTGGACGACAGCATGACCGAAGATGAGGTCCGCTGCTACCTCCAGGACCTGATGAGCTGACGCATCGAGCCCCTTCACCAGAGGGGGCTCCGTGAGGCAGCTCGCCTCAACACCAAACCTCAATACACAGGAGTTTTACCATGATCTCGAACGCCGTCTCCTTCGCCCTGTCCCTGAACGACTCCACCACCCAGATCGCTGTGCTGAAAGGTCTGGCCAACACCGTCCTCTTCCGCGGTGTGAACGCCGAGCGCGGTGCGCTGGCTCTGGAGCGCCGCCTGGAGCGTACCGCCGGCGGCACGCTGGATCAGCGCAACCACCTCGACGAGACCTCCCGCTCGGATGAGGATCTGGACAACGACAGCGATGCCACTCGCGCACGCGAGGCCCATCGCCGGGCTGAGCAGTTCTTCGACCTGCACAAGGCCCTGGCCGGCATGGCGCTGCTGAACGGTCTGTCGAGCTTCGATCGCGCTGACACGATCGACAGCACGCTGGCCCGCATGCAGAAGAACAGCCTGAAGGTCGACGAATCAGCCCTGGCGATGATCGCTGAAGCGCTGTCCGTGCCGCTGGAGCTGGTGATGGAGCACCGCACCAAGCAGCTGATGAGCGAGGCTGAGCAGCTGAAGGCTGACGCCCCCTCGATCAAGGCTGCCTACGAGGCCGCCCCCGACAAGAGTGACGCGGAGGACGTGTTCGAGGACTTCGACACGCTCACCAAGTACTCCACTTGGGTGGCCACCTACGCCAGCGTGAAACGCCAGGCTGACTACGCGGCCGAGCGCTCCATGCGGTTCGTCAACCTGAACGCCCTGGCTGACGCCAAGCTGCTGAAGGCCACGGCTGAAGAGTTGTTCGAGGCCGCCAAGGCCTTCGAGGAAGCGCACTTCGAGGAGCTGATGGCAGCGCGCGATGAAGGTCGCAGCTTCCGCACGCTCGACGACGCTCGCCGCGGTCGCTGATGAGCAGGGTGGGGCCCCTCCGGGGGCTCCGCCCTGTTTTTCTGACCTTGGGAGGCACGTGGGCATCCCATCCCTTGAAGTCGCTGGAGTCTTGAATGCCCTTGAGAGCCTCTAAAAGGCCCTAGGAGCGTTTCTGAGCCTGGGATAAGGGAATCACCCTAGCCCGACCCAAAAACGCCGCTATGGGCCTTCTGGAGGCTCCTAGGGGCATCCCCACCCAAACAGAGAGGTGCCACGGTCATGCTTGCGTCAGGTTTCATCGTTTTCTTAGGAATCTTTCTCATCTTCCTCAAACTCCCGAGGAAGACAGCCCTGCAGTGGCTTGGCAAGCCCCTTGCCCTGGACATCGCCGCCACCGCACTGACAGCAGCGATGCACTGGGGCACCTTCTCCGGAATGATGGCCGCGGCAGTAGCTGGTCTGCTCTGCAGCGCCTTCTCAGGCATGGCTCGGTTCGCTTTCGGCTGGATTGAGTCAGGCGTCTACCACCCTGGTCGGATCTTCGACCTCACACGCAGTCTGTAAAGGAAAACACACATGTACTACGACACCCTCAAAGGCAGCGGCCTCAAGGCCGTCCTCCGCTCCACCTGCGGCACCGCCATGGCCAAGTTCATCGGCAACGCCACGGTCGTCCTGGACCAAGGCGAACGCGCAGAACAGGCTCAGGAAGCCTTGATCGAGCACAAGACCATGTATCACAAGGCCTACACCGAGCTGCTGAATCACACCCCGAGCGAGTTCGACATGCCGAACACGTTCGAGGAAACCATCGACTTCATGATCCGCGGCAAAGAGATCAAGCAGGCGGACATTGACCGGTTGGTCAATGCTGGTGTCAGCGAGGACGAGGCGCGACGTGTGTTGGGGCAAGGTTCGACCACCAACGTCAAGCTGCAGGGCTTGCGTGAGCAGATCGTCGAGCTGTGGAACATCACTGAGCTTGCCGAAGAGCCCTCCTTGTCGGTCCGCGTCTACTACGACTACGCCGTGCGGGCAGCTCGTGCGCTGTCCCAGGCCCGCGAGCGTGTCATCCGGATGATCGGGCTGAAGAAGCGCGTCCCTGCACAGGTGCTGCCTGACATCCTGGCTTCGACCACCGCCCTCATCGACTGGGCGCAAGAGTTCGAGCAAGACGAGGAGGTCCGGCAATGGATGGAAGAGCAAGACGGGCGCGGCTACCCGGTGGAGCGGGTGGCTGACCAGTTCCCGAGTTGACCCTAGCCTGCCCGGATGGGCTGTAGCAGTTCCATCCGGGCGTTCTCAAACATCTGCAGGTCGAATCGCCCGGAGACTGGCTGTTGTCGTTGAACTGCTACATCGACCATCGCCTATATGAAGGGACGGGTTTTTTGAGTTCGACTAGATGCGAATGACTCTCATCCCAATTGTGTCGAACAGTGAACTGGCCGTTTCTCTATGTTGAACTTCTCGATTTACTGCTACACTGCTACAAATTATCAGATGTAATAAATAACCGATAGGTTATAAGAGGGGGTTAAGGGTAAAAGCCGAATGAAATCAAGGACTTAGCGCGGTAGCAGCTCAACCGCCAAAATTGGAGGTCTAGCTGCTACGGAGCTGCTACACGGCTACTCATGAGAGGCCTCAGTGCTACACTTCACCCTTTCGTAAGACTTTTACGGTATCATTCGTCCGCTGTGTAGTAAGGCGACATTTTCTAGATCGTTAAAAACTGTTACGCCGAACTTCCGCGTAGTCCGGACCCCCACCAAACCATTCTGAGCCTACATTTCGAAAGGTTGTAGCAGCTGAGCTTTACAAACGTTGAGTTTGTAGCAGATGTAGCACTCGAGCTGCTACACGTCAAAACCTGAAAGCTTTCCTAGGAGATCGCAATGCTTTCATCCGATTACGCCGCCCTGGCCTGGGGCATGCTGTACCGAAACCTGACCCGATGGACCACGATCGACTGGCGATACATCAGCCAGTTCGAGCGCCTGACCCCTGCGCAACAGACATCCCTGGCCCTCCGTGTCGAGGCAGCCTGGCGAGGACGAGGAGCTGACCGCACCCGCCTGTCAAACCTGTTCGTGGAACGCCTGACTGACCACCTGCCCAACGCACAACGCTGCCAGGCTGAGGGTCATCTGTATGCCATCTATGGCCCAGACGCCATCCCGCTGCTCCTGGACATCAACGACAATGCCCTCCGCAATCTGGATCAGTTTGTCCTGAGCAGCAAGTTCACGCCGACCTGGGCGGAGATCGAGCGCTGGTGCGATACCAACGGCGTGCTCATCCCGCAGCAACAGGCTTCAGCAAAATCAATGATCGGGAAAGAATAATCTCGATCCGCACCCCGGATTATTAATTCGATTAATAATTCGATTAATAATTCGGGGGCCGCATGCAATTCTTAGCACCCAGTACAGAGTTCTAAGTACATGGGGCGTCCGCCCACACCCACACCCGCATGTTTGCGCGCTCATCATGACCATCGAAGACCTGGATCTGTACGACCACTACCCGCGCCTGAAGGCCGCGAAAGCCATGGAGACGTCCAAGGTTGTGCCCACTCTGCCCACCGAGACGCCCACGCCGGGGGAGGCGAGGAGCGTTGAGGCCTTGAGGGCGGTCGTGACGACGCTCGCGCAGGCGCTCACGGCCTCGGCCGGTGCCGGCCCTGCCTCCACCATGGCGTACCGCGTGGAGCGGCGGCGCCTCATCGACGCAGCTGTGTCGATGTTGCAGGTGCTGAGGGGGCAGTCATGACAAGCGACGGGGTCCTCACAGACCTGATCGGGAACTTGATCTACGCGCGCAGCGGCTGGGGGGACTGGGCCAAGCGAGCCAAAGCGGCGACTGCGGGTGGTCAGGCCTCATCGAGCTGATGCTCGTCCATGCGCGCAACCCACGCACCTAGAACCTAGAACCTAGTACTGAGTACTGAGTACGGAGTATGTGATGAGCAAGCACCAGATGTACAACTTCCCCGACACGCCCGCGGACGCGAGCGCATCGCACGACATCGTGCTCGAGACAGTGATCGAGGGCCTGCAGCGTGTGCTGCGGCACGAGCACACGCCCGAGCAGCAGCGGCTGATCCTGCGCAACGCAGCGATGCTGCTGGCTGACCTTGGCCTGGAGAACAGCCATGAACTCGGGTAAGAGCTGGCTCTGCGCGGAGCTCATGCGCATCAAGAGCGGGTATAGCGACTGGGCGGTGAACCCCAAGACGATCTGGCCGCAGTGGTCGTGGGAGCGCCTCGGGGCGCTTGCCATGACGAGCGACCCCAAGGGCGACAAGAAGCGCAGCCTCGACGAGCTGATACGCCTGGCTGACAAGCGCCTGGCCGACGCGGGCGACCGCGGCTGGGGCGCGCTCTGCGCCACGCTCGACGATGCCGCCGCCACGTGGCTCGCCGTGGGTGAGGACTCGCACCCCATCCACATGCGTCAGTGGCCTGAGCAGACCGTGCGCGCCATGACCATGATCATGCAGCTGCAGGGTGAGAGCGCGTGGTTCGCGGATGTGGTGGACGCCTTCGAGACGCTGTGGTGCCACGACGACCAGGAGCTGGCGCGCTGGCTGACGGGCCGGCCGTGGTCCAGAGGCGACCGCGTGTCGCAGGTGCTGTTCGAGGCTGGGCTGACGGGCGAGCGCCCACACGAGCTGTGGCGCCTGCTGCAGAAGGTCAAGCGACACCGCCAGGCGCAGCACCGCCTGACCCAGGAGCATGTCGACTACTTGATGAAGCGGAGGATGAAGGAATGGTACAAGTCGCTGCGGATGCTGCGCATGTACGGGACGGTACGAGCGGACTGATCCCGCCCGAGTGGCGCAGCTGCTTGCCGGTGCGGGCCAAGGTCGACGAGGTGTCCACCTTCGCTGCCATCGGCGGCTACTACGAGGCCATGGGCGCGATGGGCTACATCGACCCGGAGCCGGACGGGCGTGACGCGGTCATCGGCGAGATCGCCGTGCGCCTCGGCGTCAAGCCGTGGCAGATGGGCCACTTCCGCCACCTCTACACCAACAGGGTGGAGACAGCGGAGCTGATCAACCTGCGCGTGCTCACCCGGCTGGGCGCCGTGCGCAACGAGACGGACATGCTGGCATGGAGCCTGAGAAGCAATGGGGTCGGTGGGGACCCTACATGAGCCCACGCATCGCAGCGGACGACGACATGGCGAAGACCTTCATCGCCACGTTCCGCCTCGATGGCCCGTACCGTGACATCGTTCATCCGGACCCACGGCAGATCAAGATCGGCGAGATCATCCTGCGCATGGATGAGATCGACCTCTACAACATCAAGCCGCTCCGGCGCGAGCTGTTCAACCCCATGTCCATGGAGCGGATCGACGAGCTGCACGCCCTCGTGATGCTCGGCGTGTTCTCCAACCTTGACAGGATGCTCCGATGGATCTCAGCTTCCGCCACGAAAATCTCCTGAACACGGCCTCCCGCGTCCGCTGCGGGGCCACGGCCAACACCGTGCTGACCGGCTGGCAACCCACCTTCCCGTCCTTCTGGCACTACCTCGGTGCCATGCTGCGTGTACCAGTGCTCAGCAGCAAGTACGATCCCATCGACTTCCTGGATGAGGTCATCAAGATCTGGAGGAGCTACGGCGACCGCGGCTGGGCCGATCTGGCCCAGTACGCCTTCGATCGTAGCGACGATGGGGTCTACTTCCCCATGCAGGCGTGGCTGCTCCACAACCGCACAGCCTGGCCCGGCACCATCCTGCAGTGGCCTGAGCAGACCATCAGGGACGCCATCGCCATGCACAGGGTGCTCGGCCTGCCCCACACCATCCATGACTGCCTTCACGCCGTCTGGCCGCTCTTGCGCAAGGACGAGAAGGAGGTGGCAGTCATGCTCGGTGGTGATCCCTCACAGTCCATGTACTCGGTACTGAGTACCTGGGGTCAGTTTCCTTACACGTTGCCGCCCACGACGGCGGGCAATCTGTGGCGGGAGTTCATGACTGCCTACCGGCGCAAGCGCCGGCCTCTCACCCACAACCCGGTGTCCTTGATCGGCAAGGGCCCCTACATCGTCGCCATGCGGCTGGAGCAAGGGAGGTTCTGAGATGACTGAGAAGGAGCTGCTGGCCGGCCTGCTCTACTACCGCGTGAAGGACTACGAGGTCCAGAAGCGGCGAGATTCGGGGAACTTTGTCGTGCCGCACGGCCGCACGACCATGGAGTTCCTGGGCGCGATCGCCCGAGTGGCCCGGCGCAAGCAGAGCTTCCGCGATGTCTACGACCAGGCCGAGTTCATCTTGCGCTGCTACGGCGACCGCGGCTGGTCGCAGTTCATCGTGGACCCCGAGTTCGGGGCGTTCTTCCAGACCCAGTTCTACTGGCCCTTCTACCTGGACCAATGGTCCGAGCAGGACATCGCCGAAACCATCAAGCTGGCCAAGCTCGAAGGCTTAACGGCGGAGCCGCACAACTACTTCCACATGACGGACAAGGCGTTCAACGACGACGAGCGCCGTCTGTTGTGGTGGTTGGGCTCCAACGAGAAGTCGATGAAGCTCTACGCACTGGCCAACTGGTGGCGCGGCAACAAGGTGCCGTTCGGCCCCCAGGGCGTGAGTCACTTCAGGTTCGCATGGAACACGCTCATGGGCTTTCCTGAGAAGACGGACCCAGACGTGTTCAGGACGATCCGGCACCTCGACATCGAAGGACTGCAGGACTATCGCATGTCACTCATCAACGGTAGTCGGCGGACTCTGGCTGGCAACTAGGAGAACCCCCATGGCAGTGACCCAGGAGATGCTCGAGAAGCTGCTGACCTGCGTGCGCGAGCCCGAGCGAACGCTGGTGCGTAAGGAGTTCAAGAGCTATGCACATGGGTGGACGGGCATCGTCCTGGCGTGGTCGATGTCTGACTACCCCCTTGAGTATCAGCACTTCCGGCGTCTCTGCAACTCAACTTTCTTCGAATGTCGGAAGAGCGACGAGGACTTCTGCGAGATCCTCGCCCGCGCCATGGCGCTCGATGCCAACTTCACCTCCATCAGCAATGTGGCCAAATCCGGCGCCGGTCTCAATGACGACCGCGTCCGGTACACCCTCAGCCTGCTCAAATTGCAGGCATTTCTCACCCGCTCGCACCTGAAGCGCTTCATGGAGAAGGAGCATGAGCATCAACTTGCTGAGGCGCGCGCTCAGTTGAAGGACTAGTCCGGCAACCCTGTGCTACTATCCCGCTCCCAGGACTGACGAACATGCTCACTCGAAAACAGATGAATCTGCTCCTGCAGCAGGCCATCCACTCCCAGGCCTACCAGTTCTGGATCCAGGCCAAGAAGGAAGGCACCACGTGGCAGGAAGCGCGAGTTGCCCGCCTCGTGGTGGCGTGCTTCAAGAAGCCGACCAACGTCTGGACTTCTGGCTTTCGAGACATCGTCGATCAGGTCTCCAAAGGGCCGACCCCCCGGGACACCCGGCTCATGCCCACGCTTGAGCTGCTCTGGGACTCGCTCCAGAGCGGCAAGGTGGCGGTCCATCGCTCACGGCAAGCCGTGCGCATCATGATGGACCTGCCGCCAAAAGAGTCCGAGGTCATGTGCGCGCTGGCGAAGCTGGCCAATCTCAACATCGTTCAAGTGGAAGACAAATGCTCCGACTTCGCATTAACACAGCTCTCATCCGCCAGCTCCGACTTGAAACAGGTCTGTCGAGGGTCAAGGCGGTCGAGCAATCAGGTATCCGTTACGAGACCCTGAAGAAGCTCGAGGAGGAGCGCGAGTACCAAGCTACGCTCAACACCCTCACCCGCATCGCCAACTTCTACAAGGTCGAGCCCATCGACCTTCTGATCCAACACGAGGACTGACATGCACATCTGGACCGTCGCTGCCTCTGACGGCACGCCCTTCGCCAAGAAGTACTGGCTCTCCCCGACGGGCAGCCTGAAGAACGAGCAGTACCCGCACGTGCTCCAGATGAGCAGTCAGAAGCACACCGTCAACACCTTGGCGGACCTGCATGGTCTGGTCACGTCCGTCGCCACCCAGGGCGCCGCCCTGGTCAAAGGTGAGCTGCTGCGTGATCTCGTGGACGAGAAGCGCGCCGGCGCTACCTCCCCCTCCACCCTCACGCAGTGGGTCTGTCTGGACTTCGACGGGTTCCTTGTCCAGGGTCAGACCCCAACCGTCGATCAGGCGCTGCAACTGCTGGGCCTGGGCGATGTCTCCTACGTCCTCCAGTACAGCTCGAGCGCGAGTCTGCCGCAGTGCCCCGGCCTGCGCTGCCACGTGTTCATGCTGCTGGAGGGGGCCATCACTCCGTCGCAGCTGAAAGTCTGGCTCGAGCACTGCAACTACTCAGTGCCTGAGCTGGCCAACGACCTGGAGCTGGCCGGCAGTCGTGTGGCTCTGCGCTACCCGCTGGACATCACCACCTGCCAGAACGACAAGCTCCTCTACGTGGCGCCGCCGGTCCTGGCCTCCGGCCTGACCGACCCGTACCCGGGCGCGGCCCGCGTGCAGCTGGTCACCCGCTCGCTGGACTGCATCCCACTCTCTCGCGTGCTGGCTGATGCGCAGCTGGTCATGGAGACCCGTCGCAAGACGATCGACGAGCTGCGCAAGAAGCTGGGCCTCGGCAAGGTGAAGGGGACCATTCAGTATCTGCCCTCCGGGGACGAGATGCTGACCGGCATCCCCGCGGGCACCATGACCATCACCGGGCTGAAGTCCGAGCGCGGCTTCACCTACATGAACCTGAACGGCGGCGACAGCTGGGGGTACTTCCACCCGGACGACGACTTCAAGTTCCTCTACAACTTCAAGGGCGAGCCGGTCTACTCCATCAAGGATGCACTGCCCTCCTACTACGCCGAGAAGCAGGCGCAGCTGGAGCAGGCCTCGATCGAGATGGGCGAGCCCGTCCCCTTCGTGGTCGCTGATGGCGCCGGCAAGTATGTCTACGGCCGCTACCACCCGGACATCGGCGTGGTCGGCCAGTGGAATACCGCCACGTCGCTCCGGATGGTCGAGGACTACTTCACCGCTCTGGAGGTGGATCCGCCCGAGGTCATCCGAACCTGCCGGCCGGTCTACGACCCGACCACCCACTCGGTCATCGACTACGAGGCTGAGACGCTGAACAAGTTCGTGCCCTCACCTTTCATGAAGATGACGGGCACGGAGACGCGGACTCATCAGGAAGGAGCCCAGTACCTAGTACAGAGTACCTCGTTGCAGTGGATCGGCCGGCTGATCAAGCACGCCATGTCGGACGACCAGACCGCCATCGAGTACTTTCTGAACTGGGTGGCGCACATCTTCAAGAACCGGACCAAGGCGGGCACCGCCTGGATCTTGACGGGTGTGCAGGGGTCCGGGAAGACGGTGCTCTACGAGCAGGTGCTGAAGCCCCTGCTCGGTGAGCAGAACGCGCTGCTCCTGTCACTCGAGACGTTGGCCGAGAAGTTCAACACCTACCAGTCGGAGAGCCTGCTGGTGGTGGTGGACGAGGTGAACGTGCGCGAGCACAAGGGCAGGGACCAGCTGAACAACAAGCTGAAGATGCTCGTGACGGGCGACACCGCTCCCGTGCGCTCCATGCGCAAGGAGGCGGTGCAGTCCCGCAGCTGGAACAGCTTCATCCTCATCTCCAACTCGAAGTACCCGATCGATGTCGAGCAGGGTGACCGGCGATACAACATCCCGGCCTACCAGGCGACCAAACTGGATCCCAGCTGGGTCGACACGAAGGCGATTGCATCAGAGCTGCAGGCCTTCGCCAACCTGCTCATCTCGATCAAGGTGGACGAGGATCGGGTCCGCTTCCCGATGGCGTCGGCGCAGAAGGCGAGCGCGCAGCAGGTCAGTTTGACCGACCGCGAGCGCGTGGCTGATGTGCTGAAGTCGGGCGACCTGATGCCGCTGGCCAAGCTCATGCCCAACGCCGACGAGTCGCTGGACATGTTCGACCTGCAGCGGCTGAAGCTGGCAGCGCACATCTTCAAGCGGGTCTGTCTCGACGAGATCTCGCCGGACAAGATCAGCACCAACGAGATCCGAGTGCTGTACGAGTACCTGCTCGGCAAGCAGATGGCCAGCGAGTTCAAGCGTGTGGCCTGGCTCGACGAGATGGGCCTGGAGGTCAAGAACGTGCGCATTGGCGACAAGGTGGTGCGCGGCTTGACGATCCCTACCAAAACCCTGACTCCTGAGCAGAAGGATGAGGTCAGGGATCTGATCAAGGACTTCCTGTGAAGCATCTTCTCATCTCTTGCGCAGCCGAGTTGATTCGGCTGCGAACCACCAATCATCAACTGTTGGAGGCGATCAGTGTCGCGCTTCAAGACCAGCACGTCGCGGTACCCGAAGTTCCAGTGGCGGACCAGCCCACACACCGTGATGAAGTACATCAAGGCGTTGCGTTCCTCATCGATCCTCGATGAGCACGTGCTTGGCATCAACCCGGCTCTGCTGATCCACCGCGAGGTGTTCGCAGACGAGCTGGAGCGGCAGTATCACCACAACACGAAAGGCAACGAGCTGACGGTGGCTGTTTACACCGACGGCGTTGACGCTCCGCAAGGAGCACCCCACCCCGGCGTCATCATTCGACGCCAAGTCCACGAGGAAATTTCCCATGAGTGATACTTCCACCGGCGCCTTCCTGAAACAGGAATTCGAGCGCAAGCCCATCGACGAGCTGCTGCAGCTGCTGTACCGCGCCAACGAAGTCAACAACGACGAGGTGTTCGACCTCGTGCAGGACATCCTGCTGGAGCGCGGCGGCAAGGCTGTGAAGGCCAAGGTCGCCGCGAAGTACCTGACCGATCTGGCGACCGAGATCGCTGACTTCCCGGTCGAGGAGTGATCATGGCAGCCGCTTCAATCAACCTGCAGCGGCTGCTCCAGGAGGCCTTCGAGGCCTCCTCCATCGAGCAGTTGCTGCGCGACCTCGCTGTCGCTGAAGGCAACGTCGACCCCACCGAGTTCGTCATCAATGAGCTGCTGCGACGCGGAAACCAGCTGCTGTACGAAGAGCAGCGCGGAAAGTTCTGGAACAAATCCCTCGACGACATCCGAGAGGCCCGAAATGCCGCTGTATCTCCGGCACAGTGGCGGGCACTGCAGCGTGTTCTCGAGGAGCGAGAGCGGGGCGAGCTGGGTCAGGCTGATCGAGGACCTGACGCACGTCCTGCTGATGCTGGCCGCGGCCGGCCTGAGTGTCCTGTTCATGACGAGGATTGCTGAATGGCTATCGTGAAAGTGAAATCGGGGCTGGCCACGTTGCCCCGTCAGTCGACGGCCGGCGCCGCCGGCTACGACATCTTCGCCGCGAGCGCAGAGCGGATCCCGCCGTATGGCACCGGCGTCATCAAGACGGGCCTGCGCCTGCAGATCCCGCCGCACACGGTGCTGCTGGTGCACAGCCGCAGTGGCCAAGGCTTCAACCATGGCATCCGGCTGTCCAACTGCACCGGGGTGATCGACTCGGACTACCGCGGCGAGATTCTGGTGAAGCTGCAGAACGACTCGGACAAGGAGTTCAAGGTGGAGGTCGGCGACAAGGTGGCTCAGGCCGTCCTGATGCCGTTCTTCCGCATGGACTTCGAGACCGTGGACGAACTGGATGAATCCGACCGGGGCACCGGCGGGTTCGGGAGCACTGGAAAATGAAAGCAACGGACTGGGTATGGGTAGCGATCGCCGCCGGCGTGATGCTGCTGGGAACGCAAGGGGCATTCGCTCACGGCTGCGAAGGCGACTTCGCATGCGCGCAGAACCCGCAGCATCAGTGGCAGCAAGAGCAGCAGCAACAGCAGCAGGGCCAGGCAGCAACGGGCGGGTCGGCTTCGGTGACCAACGCATCGCGCAGTTGGTCAGTGAGGCCTGTGCAGCCGGCCGTGCCGCCGGCAATCACGCCGAGCGCCACCGTGAGCCGCTATGCGGACACGGAGTGTCAGCCGAGGATGAAGATCGTTCGCCGGAGCGTGAATGGTCTGAATAACCGGCCGATGGGCGCTCAAGAGTTCGAGGCCGGCACGGACATGTACGTCATCTCTGACGAGGAGATGCCGTACAAGCGTGTCGAGCTGGCTCCCGGCCTGGTCCGCTTCTTTGGCCACCGGATGACCGAGACCACGGCCGTGACCACAGTGTCCACTGGCTGGGGCTTCGGGATCGGCGGCAATGGCAGCAACGGAGCCGGCGGCAGCATCGGCGCCGGTGCCAGTGGTGGGCTGCAACGCCTGATCACCACGATCCGGCTGATGGACTGCGTCGCGTATGAGCTGGACACGCGCACGCCGCCCAAGCCAGAGGTGGTGGAGAAGGTCAAATGGCGCACCCGGACGGTCGAGAAGGTCGTCCCGGTGATCCCCTGCATGACGTGCATGGAGAAAAAATGAACTCGAGAGCAATCGACCAAATGGTCGCCGACCAGATGCGGGCGGCGAACCTGGCCTCGGCGGTGTACTGCACCTCCTCGCGCCGCAAGATCCACGAGGCTGCACAGGACAAGGTGATCGCAGATCTGCGGCGCCGCGTCGCAGCCCTCGAGGACCACATCAGCAAGTTGGGTGAGGTGCTGATCGACATCGACACGAACCTGGACGTGATCATCAATGGCAAACCGTAAGCTGCTGGACAAGCTGTACAAGTCCCTCGAAGAAGTTCCTGATGACGCTGATGTCACGGCGGTGGTCGGCCTGATCGCCTACAAGGGCAAGCAGGATGATCAGCTGCCCACGGTGCAGGCCTACGGCGGCCGCGCGCACGACATCGCGTGCGTGGTCGCTGACCTCATCGCCTCGCTGAGCGCCGAGCTGCCTGAGTTCAATCAGCAACTGACTCACTACCTCGAGCAGCATGCCGAGGCCGTTCAGGCCGAGTCCTCCAACCCTCACATGCTTCACTGATGAAACCACGCAAGTACGGGGTCTCTGACGCACTGCAGTGCCGCCCCACTCACTGGTGCGCAAGCTGGGTCGAAGCTCTGTGCTTGCGTGTCTCTCTGAATCAAGCAGCATCCACGTTCCGGTACTTCATCGTCCCCGGACCGGACCTCAAATCACTCAATAGGAAGGCATGACCATGCGTCCCCAACAAGCCGCGAAAGCTCTGGAACTCCTCATCAACGCCAAACAACCCGTCATGCTGCACGGCAGCCCGGGTGTTGGCAAATCCCAGATCGTGAAGCAGGTGGCCAAGAAGCTGGGCCTGGAACTGATCGACCTGCGCCTCTCGCAGCTGGATAGCGCTGACCTGCGCGGCATCCCTCTGGTGACCGGCACGGCTGCCTCCAAATCCCGCAAGACGGACTGGGCCACGCCCAAGTTCCTGCCCACCGAAGGCAAGGGCATCCTGTTCCTCGACGAGATCAACTCCGCGGCACAGGCCACGCAGGCTGCCGCTTACCAGCTGGTGCTGGACCGCAAGCTGGGCGACTACGAGCTGCCGGAAGGCTGGGTGGTAGTCGCCGCCGGCAACCGGATGCAGGACCGCGCGATCGTGAACCAGATGTCGAGCGCGCTGAAGAACCGCTTCAGCCACATCGACTTCGAGGTCCACTTCGAGGACTGGATCGACTGGGCCTTCGGCGCCAACATCGACGACACGATCATCGCCTTCCTGCGCTTCCGCAAGAACTTCCTGAACGAGTCCGAGTCCCACTCGGGCTCCACGAAGGAAGAGAAGCAGCGCCTGCAGAATCTGAAGGACGCCAAGGCCTTCGCCACGCCCCGCAGCTGGGAGTTCTTCGATCGTATCCTGAAGCAGGAGCCGGACGAAGAGCTGCTGCCGATGCTGGCCGCCGGCACGGTCGGGGACGCCGCCTCGGTTGAGTACATGGCCTTCAAGAACCTGTACCGAGACCTGCCCACGGCTGAGGAGATCTTCGAGAAGCCCGAAGAGACCCGTCTGCCGAAGCAGCCGAGCGCCAACTACGCCGTGACGACCATGCTGGCGCGTCACACGACGGTGAAGAACTGGCAGCAAGCCATGAAGTACATCGAGCGGCTGCCGGGTGAGTACCAGGTGCTGTTCGCTCGCGACATCGTCCGCAACCCGGCCAACAGCAATCTCTGCTTCCAGCCGGAGTTCATGACATGGGTGCGCGAAAGCAAACTGATCTGACCCTCGAGCAGTACGCGGTGGCCGACTCGCTCTACAATCTCCAGATCGAGCACTGGCGAGACATCTCGCTGGAGGCGCGCGAAGCAGCAGCGCGTGCCTGCTACCCCGCTGTGATCGTCGAACAGATCGAGCAGCTTCCTGTGGAGCTGCGCGAGAACATGACCGGGTCCGTCATGGTAGGCGGCGAGGCGCCGCGCTACCTGCGGATCCCCGGCTGGCCGGAGCTGTACGACCACCCTCGGCTCTCCGTCTTCCAGACACCTGACGAGATCCACAAAGCCTTGGCCGTCTGCAACGACTACATCAAGGCTGGTCATCATTACCGCGTCCACCGCGATCTGGAGCACGTATGGAAGATCTTAAGCAGTTCGGCTCGCAGGTCTCTGCGCGATCGCCTGGAGCAGAGGATTTCCTCCGACGATTCATCGCCCTTGTGGTAGAGCGTTGGCTCTGGGATCTGGACAACGTCACTCAGCTCTGCGTCGCAACCCTCCCCCCGGAGAGGGGGTCGGCTTTGGCAAAATTCATATGGCATGCTGCGGAGAAAGACATACGCTTCGCTTCCTGCCACCAGACAACGAGCCTCGGCCCCCTCAATTTTTTCTGGGGGCTGCCCCACTACGTGCCGCCGAACACTCTGCCCGGCACGGTTGACTACAACCGCCTGCCCAAGGATCTGCGGGCCCGGATCGAATCGGTGCTGCACCTCGTTTCGGATCTGCCGATCCCCATCGAGAGCCGGGGGATCTTCACCAGCACTCGCTTTGACGACCCTTGGGACAAGGACCTGCCGCCCAGCTTCAGCCAATGGCGCGCCCGCCTCAGTTTCATCGGAGATCAGCTGTGACCCTCTACGAATTCATGCGTGAGCTGGAGACCTCCCCCTGGTTCCAGGAGCGCCTCCAGGCAGGTCTGCTGGCGGCCATCCATGAGCTGGTACCGGCCGGGGCCATCGAGGCCTGGCGCAACCGCCCGGCGGGCGTCACCGAGCACCGCCCCCGCCGCATCGAGCTGCGCTACGGCAACTACCGACTGTACACCAAGACCCCCGAGCTGCCGATGCTGATGGTACCGGCGGAGTTCAATGTCGACTTCCTGCCGCTGCATCGCCTGAAGAACGAGTACGCCCGCAGCTTCGTGATGGACATCCGGGCCATGGCCCAACTCTACTCCTGGCAGCAGGGGCGGCTGATCGGCAACCCCTACTGCATCCACTGCGCCCCCGAGACGGTGGACGAACTGCTGAACGAGGACGCTTCCAATGACCCCCTTCTCGCTCATACGCAATGCCTCGCAAAAGTCTGGCGTCTTGCCCCGACCGTCTCAGAACCTAGTACGGAGTACTCAGGAGTCCCTTTTTAGGGAGATCCGCAGGGCCTGTGGCGATACCGAGCTGGCGCGAGCCATCACGAAGCACTGCCACGAGGTGCCGATCGAGTACGCCGACTGGTTGCCGGTCTGGTCCAAGATGCGGGTGTCGGTGAATGGGGTCAGCTTCCGCTACGACCAGGTGGGCTGCTCCTTCTTCAATGAGATCAGCGAAGAGGACCTGCTCGAGCTGGCTCAGAATCATCCGGGTTGGGAGGTGTTCGAGGCTGCTATCCGAATCCGCGAAGGAATCATCTTCGTGAACCAGCAAAAAGACACCTTCACCTACGAGCACATCCGCGAATACTGGGGATGGATGGCCGAGAGCGACATCCCTTGCATCAAACGAATTCTCAACACGAACAGCAGGACTGAAGCATGAAACTCGAAATCATCAACGGCAAGATCCGCGTCACCCCCGCCTTCGTCATGCACCGCTCGGAAGAGCGCCTGTACGAGATCAAGAAGCTGCGGCACCGCGCTGTGCAGTCGCGCCTGAAGGAGGCGATGCAGGAGGTCAACCTGATCGGCTGGCCCAAGTATCGTGATCAGGCTGCCGCACTGAAGAAGGATCCGGAGTGTCTGTTCCTGGCTCAGATGGGCTCGCAGGCGTTCAACCGGCTGGCCGAGCTGCGGGCGGTGGCGCGCAAGCACTGGCCGAAGAATGACGCCTTCCTGCTTCTGTCCATCGAGGACTACAGCCTGCTGACGGGGCGCTCGCAGTATGGCTACTGAGAAACACGACGCCTGGATGGCGGCGCAGATCCGGGCGTGCGATCGTGTCATGTCCGCGCATCGGGGTGACCCGGAGAGCAAGGAGTACCGCTTTGCCCGGGACACCTACGATCTACTGATCAGCGCGGGCACGCACCTGTGCGTCACCACGCTGAACCGGCTGGCGGACGGGACACAGATCGAGTTGAAGGGGTGCGGCAAGTACGAGCCCCTGCTGGACAACTTACGCATGCTGAGACTGATGCAATGAAACTCGACGACGACCTCATCGACCACTTCCGCGAGCAGATCGTGATGTGGCACAACGAAGAACATCCGGACACACAGATCCTGCGGAACAACCTGTTCGGGACCACGGAAGAGTACGTGCCGTGCGACTACTTCGGTCACATCATGGCCCACCCCCGGGAGAAGGCGCCGGGACGGATCATGTTCCGCGGCAAGCGGCAGTCGTACCTGCGCCGCGCAGCGTTCCTCGCAGATGTGGTTGTCACGCTTCAGGCCAACGGGCGTCCGGACTTCAGCTGGATGACCCGCAGGCAGATCGTTTTCTACCACCTCCTGCGGAGACACTATGACCGAACCGGTTCTCTTATCTGAGCTGAACCGCATCGACCGGTGGCTGGCTACAGCCAAGCTGCCGGACGTGAAGCGCACGGCGCTGATGGCTGCGGTGCGCAATCTGCGCATGCACGGCCCGGCGCTGAAGGACAAGTTGACCTGGTACACCGAGTGGGAGCCGGCACACCGTGCGTACATCAAGACGGACGCCGGCACCACGAGTCTGATGCTGCTGGCGCAAGCCACCATCCTCGAGTACAAGTCCTACTGGAGCAAGTGATGCTGCTACTCCCTTCACAGCTTACCGTCATCCCTTGGCACTACTTCACGGTGCGTATCATTTCAAAATGGAATGAGATGTATCCGGATCTGCGGCTCGCACCGAACGTGCATAAGTACAAGGCGTCCGCCACGGAGTTTGTGGCGGTGGGCGTCAGCTACGATGAGGTCAACCGGATGATGGTCTGGGGCCTGCGTGACGGCTGCGAGGCAGGCTTCGAGGAAGAGTGTCGGAAGAGGACGAAGGAAGAGCAGTGGATCCAGGCCTCGCGGGCGATCGCTGAAGAGGACTACCCTGTCTTTCAAGCAGCCAAGGACTTCCTGCAGTTCACCCGCTATCAAGACGTGACCCGCTGGCTGCGCGACAGGCGGTCGCTCGAGCGCAGCAAGTCCGAGTCGGCAGCAGAGCTTCGCAAACTGCTGCCAGATCTCGAGTTCCGTGAATCCATCCTGAACATGCTCAGATGAACATTGAGTCAATTTCAGAAGCCCGGGCGATCGCCCGAGAGTTCCACGCGATACGCAACATCGTCGAATGGAACGCGATGTTCCCCCACATGCAGGTCAAGGAGGTGAAGAAGCCTCGAGCTGGGGTGTCTCATTTTGAGCTGAAAGCTCATGACCCCAAGAGCGTCGTTCCCTGGACCTATTTCGTCACGCCGCTCGAGGACATGGTAATCGATAAGGCTCTGTTCGATGAAGCTTGCCAGAGCACCCAATGGAAGCGAGTCTCGCTGCCACTTGGTCTCGAAGATGGCGAGGTAATCGACGGGCTGCGGGATCTTGTAATCTGTTGTCGAACTTCGGATCTGGAAAGATGGTTCACCAAACCCCTCGCTCTGAAGAAGAGCAAATCACCCTACGCGGCAAAATTGCGGGACTTGTTGCCGCGCGTCAGACATATGGCGAGCTGCCTCTCCCTTCTGCGCTGAACGTCATCGCCAACCAGTTCCTCGAACAGGCCATCAACGCTGAGTGGGAGCAGTCTAGCCGACCACCGCTGATGTTCGACAAGAGCCTCACGCACCCGTTCAGGGTGCGCATCGTGATCCCAGGACGCGAGGAACCGGTGGAGCAGACCATGTACCTGGGCAAGCCGGCGTATGGGAGCATGCTCTTCACCTCCACGCGGGTCGTCGAAGCCTGGCGCTTCTATCACAAGGCCCGGGCGCTTTGCACCTTCTGGATGGCCAGCTCGAGGGAGAACAAGCAGCGCATCCTGGCCTGGTCCAAGGAGCCGCAGCGGTTCCTCCGCGCCAAGTCGTACATGGCTCCGCACTTCATCGATGCCTGGTACGACTACCTCCCGTACATCCCAATCCTCAAACTCATGAAGGCCTGATATGGCAACCACCATCACCCCCGCAACCAAAGCCATGACCTGGATGCTGCTGAACTCGCAGCCCTTCTTCGCCTCGCTGGTCATGCGCATGGAAGTCCGCGAAGCCACCGACAAGGATCCTGAGTGCCCTGTCGCCTACACGGACGGCGCCCGGATCATCTACAACTCCGAGGTCTTCGCGGCCATGCCGGAGCCGGAGCGCGCTGGGGTGCTGGCCCACGAGGTGATGCACTGCGCGCTGCTGCACCACCTGCGCCGCGAGGGACGCGACCCCGAGCGCTGGAACATCGCCACGGACTACGCCATCAACATCGTCCTGCATGACGCCGGCATGAAGCTGCCGCAGGGCGGCCTGCTCGATGCCCAGTACCGCGGCATGACGGCCGAGGAGATCTACAATAAGCTGCCGGAGCAGCCCTCGGACCAGCAGAAGCAGAAGTCCGCCGCCACCGGCACGGTCGGCGATGGTGAGAACGCCAACGGTACCGAGGGCGAGAAGGACGCCGAGGAACGCCGCTGGCAACAGACGCTGGCTGAGGCCGCCCAGGCTGCCAAGATGTCCGGTCACCTGCCGTCCGCACTCGAGATCTTCATCAACGGTCAGCTGGCTCCGAAGGTGCGCTGGGCTGAGGCGCTCTCGCGCTTCATGACCGAGCGCTCGCCTGACGACTACAGCTGGCAGCGCCCCAATCGCCGCTTCATCGGCGGAGGACTCTTCATGCCTTCACGTCAGAGCGACGACACCCTCGGCGAGATCGTCGTCGCCATCGATACCTCCGGCTCGATGACGCAGGAGCTGCTCGAGCGCGTGGCCGCCGAGTTGAACGACATCAAGCAGGCCGCTCGCCCGACCAAGCTGCACGTGGTCTACTGCGACAGCGACATCCAGCACGTCGACACGTTCGGCCTGCACGATGACATCGAACTGGCCCTGCGCGGCGGCGGTGGCACCTCCTTCCAGCCGGTGTTCGACTGGATCGAAGAGAACGAGATCAATCCGCGTTGCCTGGTGTACTTCACCGACGGCTATGCTGATTTCCCCGAACAACCCCACTCGTACCCCGTCATGTGGGCTATCATCGACTCCTCCCAAACGCCGCCCTGGGGCGAGATCCTCCACATCGACGCATGATCTACAACGAGTCCCTCGCCTACTTCGTGCTGGACAAGAAGAGGTGGGAGAAGCTCCCGGCCGACCACGTGCTCACGTGCGGCCGGGTCAAGTTCAGTGCGCGGCGCCACCTCGTCACGGAGCGGTGGGCGACGAAGCGCGAAGCGCTGCAGCGCATGTACCCAGGCAGTGTCTTAGTACTCGAAACTCGGTACAAAGACACCTGGCATTACCAGGCCATCAAGGAGCAGAAGTGAAACCTCCCATCACCACGTGGAGCTACTCGCGGCTGGTGCAGTTCGAGAGCTGCAAGCTGAAAGCGAAGCTCATGTTCGGCGACAAGATCCCCCAGCCTGAACCCGAGCGGCAGCCGGGAGAGCTGGAGACGAAGCTCGAGCGCGGCATCCGGCTGCACTCTGCTGCGGAGAAGTTCGTGAAGGGGGAGGTGGAGCTGGTTGAGGAGCTGAAGCCCTTCAAGAAGGAGTTGACGCCGCTGAAGGCTCTCTTCAAGAAGGGCAAGGTGAAGGTGGAGGATGAGTGGGCCATGAACGCCGAGTGGAAACCGGTGGCGTGGACCTCATCCGACAGCTGGCTGCGCCTGAAGTGCGACGCCGTTGCCCAGATCACTGACGACCACGTCCTGGTCATCGACTACAAGACGGGGCGCAAGTGGGGCAACGAGATCAAGCACGGCGAGCAGCTCATGCTCTACGCCATCGTCGTCATGATGCGGCAGCCAGCCGTGCAGAAGGTCACGTGCGAGATCTGGTACCTCGACAATGGTGAGGTGGTGAGCCGCGAGTTCAAGCGCGAGCAGCTGGACGAGCTGAAGGCCAAGTTCAACGCCCGGGCGCTGGACCTGACCACCTGCACCGACTTCCCCGCCAACCCCAACATGTTCTCCTGCAAATACTGCCCGTATGGCCCGCGCGGCACCGGGCATTGCGACAAAGGTGTCTGAATGACGTTCCCGCTGTTCGACCATCAGAAGAAGTCCGTCGACTTCATGCGTACCCACGAGCGTGTGCTCGATGCCAGCGACCCCGGCACCGGCAAGACGCGCGTCCAGATCGAGCTGTTCGCCGAACGGCGGCGCAATGGCGGGGGCTGTGCCCTCGTCATCGCTCCCAAGTCACTGCTGCGCTCGGCCTGGGAGAACGACTTTGCCAAGTTCGCCCCGCACATCACCGTGTCGGTGGCGCAGGCGAAGGGCCGGGCCCAGGCGTTCGCCCGCCCGGCGGACGTGTACGTGACCAACGTCGACGCCACGAAGTGGCTGATGGAGCAGCGGCCGGAGTTCTTCGCGCGCTTCGACACGCTCATCATGGATGAGCTGAGCGCGTTCAAGCATCACACCTCGCTGCGATCGAAGGCCCTGAACAAGATCAAGAGCCACTTCAAGTACCGGTACGGTCTGACGGGTACGCCCAACTCCAACGGGATCACCGACATCTGGAACCAGATCTACATCCTGGATGACGGGCAGCGCCTCGGCAAGAGCTTCTACAAGTTCCGGAACATGACCCAGACGCCTTCCCAGGCTGGCCCCGCGGCCAACATGCTGAAGTGGGAGGACAAGCCCGGCGCCGAGCAGGCGGTGGGTGAGCTGATCAAGGACATGACCGTGCGGCACAAGTTCGAGGAGTGCCTCGACGTGCCTGAGAACTTCGAGACGGAAGTGCCCTTCTTCATGCCACCGGGTCAGGCCACGGTCTACAAGACGTTCAAGCGGGACGCTCTGCTGGCGCTGGAGAGCGGCGAGGTCATCAGCAGCGTCAACGCTGCCGGTGTCGCCAACAAGCTGCTGCAGATCGCCTCGGGCGCCACCTACACCGGGGACGCCAACAAGTACGCGGTGGTGGACCCCAGCCGGTACGAGATGATCGCAGACCTGGTGGAGGCCCGGCAGCACAGCGTGGTCTTCTTCCACTGGCGTCACCAGCGAGACCTCCTCATGGAGGAGTTCACCAAGCGCGGCATCACCTTCGCAGTGATCGACGGCAGCGTGAAGGAGCAGGACCGGATGGAAGCGGTGAAGGACTACCAGAACGGCTTCTACCGCGTGATGCTGGCCCACCCCGCCTCGGCGGCCCACGGCCTGACGCTCACCCGCGGCACGACGACGATCTGGGCGTCGCCCACCTACAACCTGGAGCACTGGTTGCAGGGGAACCGGCGGACGTACCGGGCCGGCCAGACGCAGCGCACCGAGACGATCAGCATCCTGGCGAAGGGCACCATCGAGGAGCTGGTCTACCAGCGCCTGGCTGACAAGAACGTGAAGCAGATCAACATCCTGGAGTTGCTCAACTCCGCATTCAAACAGGTCACCCCATGACGGATCGCAGCAAACTGGAAGTCGGTGGCAAGGTCTACGACATCATCACGATGGACGCGGAGACCGCCTTCGGCAAGGACTACACCCTCTCGAAGATGAGCACGTCGGACTACGTGCGCGACCCGCGCTTCCACGTCCACTGCTGGTCGGTGAAGATCGGCGAGGGCCAGACCAAGGTCTACTTCCGGGAGCAGATCACCGAGCTGTTCAACAGCATCGACTGGGCCAAGACGGCGGTGATCGGTCACAACCTGGCCTTCGACGGCTTCATCCTCCACGAGGTCTACGGCATCCACCCGGGCTTCTACATCGACACCCTGTCGATGGCCCGCGCGGTCCATGGCCATGCCGGGCGCCATAACCTGGACACCATCGCCAAGGCCCACGGCCTGGCCGGTAAGGTGAAGCAGGCGGCGCTCTACGACATCAAGGACAAGTGGGACCTGACCGAGGAAGAGGAGAAGGCCCTGGCGCTCTACGCCACGGACGACGTGGATGACACCTTCGAGATCTTCTGGGCGATGTACCCCTTCATGCCGGACAGCGAGCTGCGGCTGGTGGACATGACCATGCGCATGTTCTGCGATCCGGTGCTGGAGGTGGACATCCCGCTGGTCGAGGAAGAGCTGAAGGAAGAGCTGGGCCGCAAGATGGTTGCCATCGAGCAGGGCGGGGTCGACATCGACACGCTCATGTCGAACGAGAAGTTCGCCCAGGCCCTGCGCGACCGCGGTGTCGAGCCGCCCATGAAGGAGAGCGTGCGCACTGGCAAGCAGACGTATGCCTTCTCGAAGGCGGACCTCGAGTTCCAGGCGCTCGGCAACCACCCGAACCGCGACGTGAAGAACCTGTACTTCGCCCGACTGGCTGCCAAGAGCACCATCGGCGAAACCCGAGCGGGACGCTTCATCGAGACGGGCAAGGACGGTCAGAAGCTGCCGGTGATGCTCCACTACAGCGGGGCTCACACGCACCGCTGGAGCGCCGGCAACAAGATGAACATGCAGAACCTGCCGAAGAAGGGCAAGCTGCGCCGCGCCGTGATCGCGCCGAAGGGCTACGCGCTGTGCGTGATGGACTCGGCACAGATCGAGGCTCGCGGCATCGCGTGGCTGGCCGGCGAGCAGCGGGTGCTGGACATGTTCCGCGACGGCACCGACCTCTACATCGACCTCGCCAACGACATCTTCGGGAAGCCCGAGGTGCCCTACGGCAAGTCGAGCCCGGAGCGGACGGTCGGCAAGGTTGGTCGGCTGGGCCTCGGCTTCGGGATGGGCTCGCTCAAGTTCAAGGACACGCTGGCCAAGGGCATGATGGGGCCGGCGGTGAACCTGACGGAGCTGGAGGCAGCGAAAGCCGTGTCCACGTTCCGCACTCGCAATCCGAAGATCGTGCAGTTCTGGGCGAAGATGGATGAGGCCATCACCGCCATGATCCTCGGGCGCGATCTGAAGGTCGGCGTGCTCGAGTTCGGCAAAGGCTTCTGCCGGCTGCCGAACGGGCTGTTCCTCCACTACGAGGACCTGCAGGGCACGCCGGTGTTCGACCACCAGGGAGGCGTCTCGTTCAAGGACGTGACCTACAAGGTCAAGGCTGGTCGAGCGAAGCTGTACGGTGGCCTGCTCGCGGAGAACGTGACGCAGGCCATCGCCCGCATCATCGTCGCCGAGCAAATGCTGAAGATGCAGGACGCCGGGCTGCGGGTCGTGATGATGACGCACGATGAGGTCGTCACCTGCGTGCCGGTGGAGAAGGCCGAAGAGACCTGCAAGATCATGCAGGAGATCATGTCGACGCCGCCGGACTGGGCCAAGGGTTACCCGCTGAACGCAGAGGGTGGCTGGGACATCTGCTACTCGAAATGAACTGGCGAGACCACTTCCTGAAGGAGATGAAGGGCCTCACGCCGGACGCCAGGAAGGAGTACTTCCGGCGGCAGGCGATGGTTCATCACCCCGACAGGGGTGGCGACCCGGAGGCCTTCGCCGCCCTGAAATGGGCGAGCAATCAAGCCTACTCCGGCCCCTGCACCATCTGCGGGGGCCAGGGTTGGTACCGTGAGAAACAGGGCCACTTCACCAAGAAGGTGATGTGCCCCGAGTGCTGGAAACCGAGAATATGAAGACGATTGGCGAATGGATCGAAGAGCTGGCGGCTCTGAAGCGTGAGAAGTCGGCGAAAGATGAGGAGCTGAAGGCCATTAACCTGCAGATCCTCAGCGTGGAGCGCGAGATCTTCGACGCTCTGGACGCGCAGGAGATCACGCGCAGCGAGGGTGCATCGGCGAGCGTCAGCATCGTCACGAGCACGAAGGCCGAGGTCATCGACCGCGAGGCCTTCGACGAGTACGTGCTGGAATCCCGTAACATCCACCTCTACGAGAAGCGCGTCAACTCGGCGGCATGCCGCGAGCTGTTCGAGCGCGGCGAGATGATCCCGGGCGTGCTGCCGAAGCAGTACCGTCGCCTCCATCTGAGGAACAAGTGATGGTCCTGCGATTCGGTGACACGTTCATCAATGGCACCAAGGAGAACATGCGTGCGCTCCTGGCTGCCTACCCGGGGCTGAAGAAGTCCAACAGCGCCGCTCTCGTGAGCGCCATCCGCAAACACGAGCGGCAGATCGAGTCGATGCGTTACACGACCATCGACGGCCTGGATGTGCGGATCAGCCGCATTCCATCAACTCACTGAAGACCCCCATGACCCGCACAACGTCGAACCTGCCAGCAACCTACCAAGCGCAGCTGCTGGCAGAAGCCCAGTCGATCCAGGGCAGGATCTCCTCGCCGGCCACCGGCAAGATCCGCTGGATCGGTAATCACACCATCGCTCTGCCGGACGGACAGGAAGGTGAGGAGCTGGAGGCCGTGATTATCGACTTCATCACCGTCAACAGCTACTTCGATCAGCAGTACTCGCCGAGCAACCCGGTGCCGCCCGCATGCGTTGCCATGGGTTACGACGTGTCCACGCTGGCTCCGCTGGAGCAGTCGCCGGTGCCGCAATGCAGCAACTGCCTCATCTGCCCGCAGAACCAGTTCGGCTCTGCTGGCCGCGGCAAGGCCTGCAAGAACACCCGCCTGATCGCCCTCACCAGCGTGGCCGACGAAGGTGAAGACCCGATCATGTGGACCGCCAGCATCCCGCCGGTGAGCCTCAAGCACTTCGATGCCTACGTGCAGAAGCTCGCCACGAAGATGAAGACGATCCCCATCGGCGTTGTGACGAGGATCTTCCTGCGCGACGACGTGGCCTACCCCGAGCCCAAGTTCGAGGTGGTCAGGCCGCTGCGCGAGGACGAATTCGAGATCTACATGCGCCGCCGCGAGGAGGCCAAGGCCGTGCTCATGACACCCCCGGACCTGACAGGCTACCGCTCGCCCAACGGCGCACCGGTGCGCTTCCAGCCGAAGCCCGGCGCCGCCCCGGCTGCCGCCGCCAAACCCCGGAGGGTGCTGCGATGAGCCGCTCGATCCTCACCGAGGTTGACGAGGAGGATCTGAACCTGGCGGAGCTGCAGGCCCGCCGGGCCAAGATCCACAAGGAGGCGACCGCCCGGCTGGTCGCCCTCCAGAACAAGCAGAAGGCGGAGATGGCCGAGCTGCAGCGAGACATCGCCCGCACGCTCGAGCGCATCGACAGGGAGTGGGCGGCAGCCCATCCAAGCACCCAGAACTAAGTACGGAGTACTTCGATGGCAGCAGTTACGAATCGCGGCTCTGTCCTCTTCTGTGAGGGCGAGAGCATGGATGTGCAGCGGGTGGCGAGCGTGCTCGCCTGCCTGCTGGAGAAGCGCTTTGAGCAGGCTCGGCTGTGGATGCCTGCTCACTGGATGGTGCATCCCGACAAGGTTGAGGCCTTCGAGGTGCGCGCGGATGAACCCCTGACCGATCTGTTCGGTCGTCTCGTGGAGTTGAGCAGGAAATGAAGTACCCAGTGATCGGCATTGCCGGCAAGGCCCGGACGGGCAAGGACACAGCTGCGGCGATGCTGCTGGAGGAGTTCGGTGGCTACCGGTACGCCTTCGCTGACCCCATCCGGGGCATGCTGAAGGCCATCGGTGTGGACATGTCGCAGAAGCTCTGGCAGGACCTGAAGGAAGAGCCCATCGAGCTGCTCGGCGGCAAGTCACCCCGCTACCTCATGCAGACGCTGGGGACGGAATGGGGCCGGCTGATGGTCGACAAGGACATCTGGCTGAACCTCGCCGGCCACTACCTCACCCACACCGGCCCTGGCATGATCATCAGCGACGTGCGCTTCGCCAACGAGGCTGAGTGGGTACGCAAGCACGGCGGGCTGATCATCCACCTGGACCGGCCGACGGCCATCAAGGTTCGTGAGCACGAGTCCGAGAGCGGGGTGCCGGTTGAGAAGGGCGATGTCCAGATCCTCAACGAGAGCACCAAAGAGCACCTGCGCAAGCAGCTGATCAAGGCAGTGACCCAGGAGTGACACGACATGAGCCGCAAACCTGAAACCGACTTCATCCAACGGCTGCATCGGAAGATGGGAGCGGTCAAGCCGTATCACATGAAGCTCAACAACCCGCTGACCGCCGGCATCCCGGATGTCTACTACAGCGGCAGCGGTGGTGAGCTGTGGGTCGAGTACAAGTACGACCCGAAGGCCGGGATGGGTAGGAAGTTCGTCCTCCCGGCCCTCTCCCCTCTGCAGATCGCCTGGATGAACGGGCGGTACAAGGAGGGCAGGCAGGTGGCTGTGATCCTCGGCTGCATGAAGGGGGTCATGATCTACACGCACGGCAAATGGGCGGTACCGATGGCACCGTCTTTCTTCGAGCAACACCTGGTCAGCGAGCAAGAGGCTGCTGACTGGATCAAATCAAGGACACTCAAAGATGTTGGCACTGGCATCACTGGTGATGAGCTTCCTGCTGAAGCTCATTGAGGTCGCAATGAAGACCAAGACCGGCACGGCCGGGGTCGGCGGCGGCGTAGCCGCACTGGGCATCGCTGCAGTCAGCTGGGCAGTCTGTAAGGCCAAGGAGCTGTGGCACCTGAGTGAAGAGGTAGGCGCTGAACGCGGCAAGGGTCTGTTCCTCTTCAGCTGGCTGTCCCCCTCGGTCATCGCCAAGAATCACGAGAACGTGATCGCTTGGATCAAGCTGCAGGGCCCGGAGGTGCAGCAGCAGTACAAAGAAGCGCTGGCTTACTGAGCCACGCCGTATAGTGACGAGCAGGATCAGGCCTGCTGCAGGACCATATCGTGACGAGCTGGATAAGGCCAGCTGCTGGACCAAGTACCCTCTCAACCTCGCCTGACTGGCAACCCAAGGAGTTCACCATGATCCCCGCAATCCCCTTCGCCTACCTGGCTGTCACTGCGACTGTCGCCTACACCATCAAGCGAGTCGCTGACATCGTCGAAGAGATCGTCGGACGCCCGACCCGCGCTGCAGAGCTGGAGCACGAGCTGAAGATGACTGAGCTGAAAGGCAAGCAGGCGCTCGCTACAGTCGCGCAAGAGGCCTTCGACGCCCTGTCCGATCTGAGGAAGTTGCGCGAGAGCATGGAGATCGAACGAGCCAAGATGCAGGCCATGGCCAAACCCGGCTCTAACCCCCGCACCTTCAAGAGCAACTGACATGATCAGCTTCGTCATCGCCTTCGCTGTCCTGGCGCGCATCCTCTTCGGCATGTGGAGGGACAGCAAACTGCCCCCCGCCATCCAGCTGCGCCTCCCGGAGTATGACGAGGCGCTCGAGGTCCGCGTCGAGCCGAAGACGGCGATGGACATGGTGGTGAACACCTTCATGTTCTGCATCCTGGAAGCCCCCGTCTTCCTGGGGGTTCTCGCGCTCTTCCATAGCGACCTCTGGGAGCTTCTGCTCGTCATGTAAGGGGATCACCCCTCCCCACATGAAAAGAGGCGCCAAAGCGCCTCTAATCGATTCCTTGCGGGCATCCTGCCCGGTTCGGAAGACTTACCCCTGCCAGATACTATGCCTCGTCCGTCTCGTCAGTTTCGACAGGGACGTGGGCAACGCCCTCTTCGTCTGTTTCGCCTTGGTCGTGGGCAACGCGGTGGGCGACCTCGGCGGGCAGCCGGCCCGACTTGATCAGGTTGTCAGTGTCCGCCAGGACGGCCTGCATCTCCTCGTAGGTGGCGTTGTTGCGCAGCATGTTGGCACGGTGGCTGATCACCCGGACGTTGCCCTTCACGTAGCCCAGCAGCGGGTTGATGCGGTCAACCGACGGCACGCGCATGGGGGTGCCCAGCACCGGACAGATGGCCGGCACGACCAGGTCCTCCGGCAGGATGTCGAAGTCGCGCTTGCGCTTGATGGCACGGCGCTTCGCGTACTCGTACAGGCGCATGGCAGGGTCTTGGTCGGCACGCTTCTGGCGCTGGCGGGCAGCGATGCAGGCCTTGCAGATGGTGCTGTAGCCAGTCTTCGTGTCCTTGCGGGGGCTGAAGTCCGAGATCATCTTGATCGTCATGCAGCCCTTGCACTTCATCGTCAGCAGGGTCGGGAGGATCGTGGCTTTGGCAAACTTGTCGCGGGACATCTTGGGGTTTTCTCAGAACTCAGTACGGAGTTCTTGGAGGAAGTTGATCAATGCGTGCATTTTATCGGAACTCTTGACACCTGTGTTGTAATTGATACAAGGATTCACAATCCAGAAACATTCGCGGTTGACAGGCTGTCGCGTCGGCACGAGTGCCGTGTAGTAGCTGTAGCAGATGTAGTACTGCACCACAACACTCTAAGTCGTTGATTCTTCAGGGGAAAGGTGTGTTTGTTGCACTTCTCGCCGAAAAATTCCTGATTGGCTATATAGAGGGGGAATGAGAAGAGCAATAGAGCTATCGCTCTCTCTATATGAATTTTTTAATTGTAGTACTACAAGTACTACAGTACTTGAAAGGCCTTTGGAATCAACGACTTAGCGGTGTAGCAGGTCTCGAGACCACCCAGCATTTGTATGGAGTTATCTGCTACACCGCCGCAAGCTCCCGGGTGGGTGGAGGCCCGGGAGCAGGTCGGTCACTTCGGCGCGTACTTGGCGAGCGGCACCGAGCGGTCCACGAGGTCCCTCGTAGAGGCAGACCCCGCCATCCAGTCGGCGATCGTGCCGGCGTGATCGGCAGCGGGGCCGACGAAGGAGGCAGCGGGGTTGTCACCGCGTGCCATGTCCTGCACTGCGTCCACGGCGTACTGACCAGTGCCCAGCAGCCCGCTGCGCTCCACCTCCTTGCCGAAGAACTGGCCGAGGCTCATGTCGAAGCCCTTGCCCAGCAGCATGGCCTTGGCGGCGTCCGCCGCGGCCATGAAGGGGATGTAGGTCAGCGCTACCTGCGCGGGCTTCGTGTTGCCCTGCTTCCACTCGTGCCAGACGCGCTTCATGATCACCTCCTGGAAGCTGTGGGTGAACTGCTTCAAGTGGAAGATCAGGGCGAAGCGCGGGTCACTGCCCCAGATCGGGCGGTGGGCAGCGTTGGGGCGCAGCACAGCGCTGTCGACGAACTTGAAGAGGGCGCGGCGCAGCCGGTAGGTCGTGTCGTCCTCCTTGGACTTCAGCAGCTCCTCCCGGTTGTTGGTGGCCCAGATGACCTCCACCGCCGGGTCGCCGGCGTGCAGCATGCGGTGGGTGAGCGACACGGCCTTGGTCTCGACCTTCTTCAGGTCCTCGGCCTTCAGGCCCATCTCGTCGAGGTAGCGCTTGGACTCAGCCTTGACCTTGGGGTCGGCCTTCTCGTCGTTGACCGTGCGCAGGTGCTTCAGGATGAACTGGGAGCCGGCGATGGTCGCCTGCACCCGCATGGCCTTGTTCCAGCCCTCCATGCCGTTCCAGCGGAAGAAGGTCTCGTTGAGCTTCTTCAGGCCGCGGGACATGTAGTTGCCGCTGTAGGCGTCGCCATAGGCGTTCATCATGCTGTTCTCGTCCAGCACGCCCAGGTCACGCACCAGCAGCTCCAGCTCGGTCTCCTCCTGCTTGGCGCCAGTGACCTTCGAGGTCAGGTCCTTGCGCAGCTGGTCCATGCCGCGTTTAAAGCCCTCCCAGGCGTCCTTGAAGCTGCCGGTGCGGATGGCGATGCCCAGCGGGTCGATGAGGCTCGCAAAGAGGCTCAGAGGCAGCAGGGCGAGGTTCTCGATGGCGATGATGTTGCCCTGGATGCCCGCCCACGTGCGGTTGATCTCGTTGGCCCCGAGCACGCCCGTCATGGCAGCTGTGCCCTTCATGATGGTCTCGAGGTCCTCCTGCGTGGCGCCCTCGCGGAAGAGGTCCTGCAGGATCTCGGTGAGCTTCTCGCCACCGTTGCCAAAGCGCCGGGCGTACTCGGCGCGGTGGACAGCCTTGTTGACGTAGCTGGTCAGCACCGCGGTCAGATCCTGGATCTGGAACTCGACGAACTCATGAGCGTTGCCCACGTTGATGAAGTCGAAGACCCGGCGGTTGACGCTCTCGGCGCCCGGCGTGAAGCCGATCTGCTGGTCGTTGTCGGCCAGGTCCGTCATGCCGTCGCTCAGGGCGATCTTGTCCGCAGCCGTCCGGGCGGCTATTTCACCCATGAATGGTTCGAGCGCCTCGGCGAACTTCTCGGGGTTCGCCCGGATGGCGGCCGAGTCCCAGTAGCGCGGGAAGTAGTTCGTCACCTTACCCATGTCGCCCCAGACCGGCTTGCCGTACTCATCGGTGCCGATCTGGCGCTTCACGCCCGCCTCCTGCAGGTAGGCGTGCATCTCCTCCAGCAGGGCGCGGATGTTGTGCTCCAGGGTGCTCTTCGGGTGGCGCATGCTCTGCAGGTTGCGCAGGGCGACGGCGCGCTGCTGTGCGGTCGTGTCCTTCAGGATGTCGTTGAGCTTGGCAGTCCACACGCCCGTCTGCATGGCGCGCTCCTGCAGGAAGCCCAGACCTTGGCCCTCACGGCCTACGTCCTGATGGAACAGGTCTGCCAGCTTGATGGCGGCCGGCAGGCCGGTGGCGCGCATGCGGGTCGACGCGCTGCTCACCAGCTTCTCGGCCAGCCCACCCATGGCCTTGCCGGCCTTCTCAGCGGCGGTCGGCACGAACTGCGGGTTGGCCCGCACCCACTCAGTCATCTTCAGACCGCCGTTGGCGGTCTCGTCAGCGAAGCGCCCTTCGGCGAATGCCGCGAAGACCTCCTGCGCGCGCTCGGGGCCGAAGTGAACACCGATCAGGCTGGCGAACCAGCGGAACAGGTCACGGAAGAAGTTCCCCACGACGCCCAGGTCGGCCTTGGGCTCCAGATTCAGCTTGCCCTCGACCCACAGCTGGTAGCCATAGGCGATGCGCTCGTGCATGCCCACCTCGTCGGTGCGGCTGATGTGAGCCCAGGCAGGCGTGCCCTGGAAGTGCTTGGCGAGCGTGCGCATGACCTGGTCGTCGTGCGCCCAGGCCTGCAGCGCGCGACGCACCTTGGCCACCTCGGGGCGGTGACGGTGCTCACCTTGGCGCAGCATCTCGAAGAAGTCGTGCATGGCCTCGTGGTGGACCGTGCTCGTGTCGTAGGAGCCGTCGGCGCCCACGTTGACCTCGATGGTGCGGTTCAGCACGTCAGCGAAGCGCATCGTGCCCTTCACCCCGCCCTCAGGGTCCACCGCCTTGGCGATCACGCTCGTGCCGCGCAGCTTGGCCACCAGCGCCTTGATCTCCTTCTCGGCCTTGCGACGGGCCTTCGGGTCAGCCTCGACGGGCTTGGCCTCCACCTGCTTCGCAGGCGCCTCGATCTCCGCGCGGCGCCGGCGGGCCTCGTCCAGCACAGCCTGCGCGCTCTCGGGGTTCGTCTCCAGCAGCTGCTCCAGCTGCTCGTCCGTCAAGGCCCGGATGTCGTCAGCCAGCTCGCGGAACACCTTGGCCTTGGCATCAGGCGTCTTGGCGGTCTGCAGTCGCTCGTGCAGCATGTGCCGGATGGCAGCCTGGATGTGCGGACCCCACTTCTGCTTCTGCTCCGGCTTCAGCTTGGACAGGATCCGGCCGTAGGCCTGCTTGACAGCAGCCGGCCACGGCGCGTAGCCGGTCGCCATGGCTGCCTTCTTCTGCTCCGGCGACAGCGTCTTGACCAGCTCGCGGATCCGGTCGACGGTCGTCGTTGCGTCTTCTGAGTACTCAGTACTGGGTACGTGGCTGGGCTTCGCGGACGCGACCTTCGGCTGGGCCTTGGCCGCAGGCTTGCGCTTGGACTCGTCAAAGGTGGCGCCGAGAATGTTGGCGAGGGTCTCCAGCCCAGAGCCGGACGGCATGTGCAGCCGGTCGCTGAGACCCTTGACCGTCTCCTCGATGGTCCGGCTCAGCGTCTCCGGGGAGTTCCACCAGGAGTAGAAGAAGTCAGCATCGTCCTCCGACCCGAACTCGATCTCCTGAAGCCGCTGGGCGACGAAGGCCTCCAGACGCCCGAAGGCGGTCATGTCCTTCTCGCTGGCGACAAGTTTCTCGGACAGAGCACGAGGGAAAGACCGCCGGCCCGCCACACCGCCGGCGATGAGGTCGGTAGAGCTTTCCCCGGTCAGCAGCATCTTGACGGCGGCGAAGATCCGTCCTTTCTGCGAGGGCTCAGCCTCGACGGCGGCGCGGTACGCGGATGTCGCCTCCTTGGGCCAGACACCGGTGTCGATCTTGAAGCCGCGGTCGATCTGGGCCTTCGTGAGCAGCGGGGCGACCTGCAGCAGATCCTCCTTCGAGATCTGGCTGACGATAGTGATCTTGGGGTTGTAGAACTTCGGCAGCTGGGCGAGCCGCTCGCGCTCCTCCTTGCTCTTGTATCGCTCACCGCTGACCTGGGCCTCCATGAAGGCCTCCATGTCGTCCAGCGCCTTGGCCTGGGCGGCGGCGCGGGCCACGCGCAGCGGGGCGCCCGCCTCGATGGCGGCGTCGAACGCTGCGCGCGAGGCCTTGTAGTCGCCGTTGGCCTCGATGGCAGCGGTGTTCAGACGGATCAGGTCCGTCAGCATCTCCTGGGCCACCTCGGCGGCGTCCGCTTCGATGAAGTGGCCTGCCTCCTGATGCTTGGCGATGTCGAGGATGTCCTTGTCCTTGACCATGCGCTCGCGCTCTTCCTTCTGGCGCGTGAGGATGTCGATGCGGTCAGGCGTGGTGGAGGTGGCCGCCTTCTTGGCGAGCATCTCTGCCACCAGAGCGCCGTCCTCCTTGTAGGCCTTCATGGCGGCGTCATAGGCCTCCTTCGCGGCCTTGCGCTGCTCTGCGGTGGCGTACTTGTCGTCCACCATCGGGTTCTTGCCAGGCACCGGCTTGGCCATCGTGGCCTTCAGGTTGCTGTCGCCGACGACCGACGGGGCGCGGGCGGCCTTCACGTTCTTGCCCGGGGCGTAAGCGGGCAGCTGCTCGCCGGTCTCCTCGTCGTAGACGCGCGGCATCTTCTGACGGCGCGCCTCTTCCTTCGCTGCCTCAGCAGCGTTGTCGGTCATGCCCAGGTCGCCACCGATCAGGTCAAGGCCAGAGCCGTTGAGCTGCGCCTTCTCGAAGTCCTGCAGCGCCTTGTAGAAAGCGTCCTGCACGTTGGCGGCCAGCCGGCTGATCTCGGCATGGGCTACCTTGCCCTTGATGCCACCCATCTCCTTCTTGGCCTTGGAGCCCTCGACGCGGATGTCGCGCAGCATGCGCTCCATGTCAGCCTCGAACTGCTCGCGCTCGTCGCGCAGCTCATCGCTGTCGCGGAACTCCTTCGTGTCGAGCGGCAGCGCGGCGATGCGGTCAGCCTTGGCCAGCGCGGCCTCAGCGGTACCGGCGGCCTTCTTCACGAACTGGTTCGTGTTGACATCCCAGTTGCCCAGCGCCTTGCGCTCCTCGGGCGACAGCTTGGCCGTCGGCAGGAACGACTGGGCGGCCATCATCTCGCCGTCGGCGCCCTTCTTGGGCCGGTTCATCTTGACCTTGCTCAGGTCAGTCTTGATGCCCTTGATGTCGTCGCGCGCCAGCATGCCCGCCACGGCGTCGGCGAGCATCTTGCGCTGACCTTCCTCGGACAGACCCTCGTGACGGCCGGTCGCCTTGGCCCAGTGCCGGATCATCGACTCTGCGGACAGACGCAGCGGCTTGCCGTTGGCCATCTCGAAGGTGATGGCCGTGGTCTTGCCCTCCTTGTTGGACAGGTTCTCCTTGAACTTCTGCAGCAGCTCGTCGGGCACCACGGTGTCGCCCCGGGCTTCGCCCGCGCCACTGGAGAGGACGGTCAGGCCGCCCAGGGCCTTCTTCAGCTCCTCCTCATTGTCGCTGCGGTAGACCGACAGCTGCTTGAGCTTGCCCTCGAGGTCCTTGACGCGCTCATGGCGCTCGAACTTCTGCGCAGGCGACTCCTTGCCCTCTTGCAGCTTGCGACGATGCTCCTCGATCTGCTCCTTCAGGCCGGCCTCGAGGTTCAGCTTGGCGGAGCGCGGGCTGATACCGTTCTGCTCGAGGTACTCCAGGTAGGGGCGCTCCTCGATGTTGGCGCCCGGGTCCATCCGGCCGATCAGGTCGCGCTTACCCTTGCCCAGGTCGCGCTTGTTGAAGAACGGCTGCATGCGCACCGGGTCGTGGAAGTGGAAGTCCTCCTTGACCTCGCGCTCGTTGATCGAGCGGTCGGCGGCACCCTGCTCCACCACCTGGTCGCTGTCGAGCTGCTCAGCCTCACCCATGCCTTCGTCGGCGTCGTAGACCAGCTCCTCGTTCAGCAGGGGCTTGATCTCGGCGTTGTTGGCAGCGTAGTAGTCCAGCACCGTGCGGGTGGCCTCGGGCGAGCCGAAGATGCTCGTGAGCCCCTCCTCGATGGCCTTGGTCTTCTTGGAGCGACCGTGTGCTGCCAGCTCAACCGTGTGCATGTCCACGGCGCGGGCAATCTGCTGACGTTGCTGCTCCGTGATCTCGCCGTTCTTGGGGATCATGTTGGCGAGGAAGCTCTGCGGGCCTGCGGCCAGGTCAGCGCGAGCCTTGCTGAACGCGCGCACGCGGTCGACCAGGCTCCCCTCCTGACCACCAGTTTGGCTGGCCATGAGCGACACCTCCTGCACCAGTCGCTCCGGGTCGTTGAAGAACTGGAGCACGTCCGTCAGGCGGAACATGCTCTCCACGTCCTTCGTCGTGAGCTTCCCAGTCTTGGCGGCCAGGCCCAGCATCATCTTGGACATCTGGTTGAAGTGAGGAGCCACCCGGCTCAGGTCACCGCCGAACGCCTCTGGGCGCACGTGCTGGGTCAGCAGCGCCAGCATGCTGGCCTGCTCCGGCACGCTCATTGTGTCCAGCTGGTGGAAGACCTTCTCACCCGCCTTCTGCTGGGCCTCCGCCGCTTCGTTGCCGCGCACCCAATCAGCGAAGCGCTCGGCATTGTCTCGGCTGGCGATACGACCTGCGAGCCACCGCTGATCAGCGTCGGTGAACTGACCCTTCATCTGCATGATGCGGGTCTTCACCTCGGGGTCGACGTTGGGGTCGTTGACCAGGCTCTGCGCATAGATCTGGCTGCGCTGCGCCCGCTCCTGATCATACCGGCTGATGTTGGCCTCGGTCTCCTCCGGGGTGGCGCCCGGCTGGATGGCGGCATCGCCCGCGAGGTCCGTCATGGCGTAGTCGCCCAGGCTCACACCCATGGCGAAGTCGCGCAGCTCCTTGCCCTGCAGGCCCATGGACAGGCCGACGGCGGCACGGTCACGTATGGCGTAGGCACCCTCGATGCCGCGGCCTGCGGCCTGCACCGGCGCCTCGATGGCGCGCGACAGCTTCTCTGCCGTCTCGGGAGCCACCTGCCGCACCGCCTCAATGCCGGCCTCGACAGAGGGGCGGCCATAGCGGTCGTACAGGGCCCCCGTCAGGGTAGGCATCTGAGGCGTAGTACTCGGTACTGAGTACTCCGACTCGGCAGGTTGCCGCAGTTCGGCCAGCTTGTCCTGCGTCCAGTCGGCAGCGTCCTGCCCCGCCTGGTAGGCGGCGGGGGTGAGGATCCGGCCGGCAGCGCCGATCGTGTTGCCGGCGGCCGACATACCCGCGCCGCCCACGGCACCAGCCGCGCCCGCCTCAGCGATCTTGATCGGATCGAACTGGCGAGTCGGGTCGAGCATCTGCTCGGCGTACTGGCCGACGCCTTCCTGCGCGGCTTCGGTCAGGCCTTCCTCGACAGCCTCCTTGCCGATCTGGTTGCCCAGGCCGCGCTTGAGCGGGGCGAAGGCGTTGTGGCCGATGGCGCCAGGCACCAGCGCCTCCATGGCACCGCCCACGAGGCCCTTGAAGTCAGCGGCGCGACCACGCTCGGCAACAGACGCCTGGCTGAGGGTCGGGTCGTTGTACTGGTTGGCCAGCGCTTCGGCGCGCTCGTCGGCGACCGACTGGGTCATGGCACCCAGCTGGGCACCGAGGCGGGCGGAGCCCAGGCCGCGACCCAGCAGCGCACCACCCACACCGGCGAGGGCAGAGGGGGCGCTGCTGTAGAGAGCGCCCGGCAGCACGCCGGCAGCCCAGTCGAAGGCGTCACCCTTGGTCTGGACATCACGCAGGCTGCTCACACGCGGGGCGTTGGCGGCAGCGGTCTGCTCGAACTGGGCCTGGAGCGCGGCCTGGCGCTCCATCTCCGCAGTGTTGCCGGCCCGTTCAGCAGCGAACCGGCGGGCGGCAGCAGCGTTGGCTTCGCCCTGGGCGATGGCCTGCTCGAGGCCTTTGGCGGCCTCGGAGCGAGGGGCGAACGCTTGATCGATGACTTCGGGGGTGGGGGCCTGATCGAAAGTCAGGCCGGTGCGCAGCGGAGAGGTGGCCATCACCAGATCCTATGAAAACGGATCTGGTGATTATACCGGCAGGATCTTCAGCTGGTTATGGGGTACGTACTGGCTTGGCTTCCGGCCAGAACTGAAGCCGTCCACGCTGACACCTTTGTCGTTGGTATATCCCAGGCACCAGTTCATCCGGTTGAGCGGGACGGTCATCCGCGCGCTGGTGAGCTTCTTCGTGAACACCGTCGGCGTGGGGCAGATCACCGCGAACGTCCCCGGTTCATAGCCATTCACGGGATCACGGTCCACTTGGATGTCGGGCACGGACAGGCTTGTACCGGCGTCGCTGCGCAGGAAGTTGTTCAGTTCCCCGTTGGTGCCTCCGTAGGTTCGGCTTTGCGGGGATTTGCTGTTGTCGATCCAGTCCGACTCGGCGACCGCGAGCCCGCGGGTGAACTGCTTCTTGTAAAACCCATGGACCACCAACTTGGCGGCGGACACGTCGGATGCCACACCGCTGTAGATCGCATAGAGCGAGGAGGTCTGCGAATGGGCATTGACGGTGCAGTCCAGGAACTGGATGCCGGGGCAGCGGACATACGCCTGCAGCAGTCCTTCGCCGTTGGACCGCCCTGTGTCGCCGTGGGTGAGGGCGTACCTGCAGTTCGTCGCGCCGTATGCGTTGTGGTGCATCGTGGACTTCGGATCGATCGTGTCGCACCCATAGGTCAGGAAGCCCGTCGTGGAGTCCTGAGCGCTGGTGCATCGCACCTGCCGATAAAGCCTGCACCCGCCCACCCAGATCCGGGCCGCGCCATAGGCGGCCACGCCATAATGTCCGCCAGAGATGTCGCACTCTGCCACGATGCAGATTGAGACGGGAGCAGTGATGACCGCAGTCGCGTTGCGAGCGAGCCAGGCCTCGCGCGCGCTGGACTGCGGGGCGAACGAGCGCCCTGCCTCGAAGGTGATGGCCTCGCCATCCTGCGTGTTCATGTGGATCTGCGTGCGCAGCACATGCACGTTGCAGCTTCCCGCTTCAGGGAAGGCAGGTTTTTTGATCGCGGCATAGGCAGTGGCGGTGGTGCTCAACGAACTCGCGGGGTAGGCCGTCGGTGCTGCGCGGGCGATGGCGGTCGTCCCGCGAACATAGATCGCCCGCCCCACTTTGACGCCGAGGATCTTGCACTCATCGATGAGCACGTGTCGACCATCCACGGCGTAGATGACGGCGGCCTGCGAGCTGTGCTGGTTGTGGATGAGGAAGGTTGCGCCGAGGATGAAGGTCATCTTGTCCTCGGCACGCTTCGCGTCGTTGCGCAGCAGGAGGCCTGCGCGCTGAGTCGAGCTGCTCACGATAAACGTCCCGCCCAGGATCCCCGGGTGGTCCTGCAGCGTGACCTGGTCGTCGATCGTGACGGTCATGCCGGTCATGTCGAGGACCGAGGAGGTCGCTGCCGTCTGATTCAGCAGGTTGCGCAGCTCTGCGATGGTCACAGTGCCGCCGGGGGCTCGCCCCAGCAGCGAGGCTGCCGACTTCGCGTTCTGCACGAATTGGTGGTTGCGGAGCTGCGCTGCGAACTCCGCGGCCTTTACGTCAGCTGCCATCCATTACCTCCGGGTCTGCGCGACCAGTGCCGCCAGGTCGCCGTTGATCTTGTCACCGTCGAAGAGCAGGTTGCCGGCCATGTGCGGGCGACCCATCGAGTCGACCATGACCTGGTGCTGGCGCAGCGGGCTCACGTTGGACAGGATGTAGTCCGAGATGCCGGCGTCGCCGTGGATCACGTCGCCGAGGCTGTAGCCGTTCTTCGAGCCGACGATGGGCGAGTAGGTGCTGGACTGCGTCCGGGCGCCGGCGTTCTGACGCTGCATCAGGTCGAACATGTTCCGGGCCTGGGCCAGGTTCTGCAGACGTTCCTGCGGCGTCATGTTGGTGAACGACTTGCCGTCCACCTTCAGGTTCGACTGACCGAGGAACTGGCGGAAGGCCTGGGCCTGCTTGGCGTCAGGCTTGCCGTCGGCACCGATGAACATGCCGTCCACAGCCTTGTCGAACTGACCCGCCTGCTTGTCAGCGTGCTCCTGCGCCATCAAGCTGCGCTTGAGCGCCATCTCTTCGCGCTTCAGGTCGTTGTCCATGAGGGCCTTCATCATGGACGACCTGAGCTGCCCAGCGCTGGCAGCCTGGCGCAGCCGGGACTGAACGGCGTTCTCGTTCTGCTCGGCGGCGCGCAGCTGGGCGGACGCATCAGCGGCCTGAGCCATCTGGTCCTGCCCACGGTTCTGCGTCAGGTTGCGCTGGTTCTCCAGCAGCAACCCAGCGCGCTGTGCGTCCAGACTCGCACCGTGACGCGCCCACCAGTCAGTGCCGCGCTCGTGCCGCATGCGGTCGAAGATCGCGTTGATGTTCTCCGTCTGATCCTTCGGCGCGCGCAGTCGTGACGGCGCGACGTTGGTGAAGCTGTTCAGCTTCCCATCAGCGCGGGTGCTGGTGCCCAGGATGTCAGGGCCGCCATAGCCGTAGTTACCGAGGTTCGTGTAGCCCGGCGGCGTTGCCACGGGTGCGGCTGCGGGGGCAGCGGGAACGGGAACGGCGGCGGGAACGGCGGCGGGACTGGCAGATGCACGGGGGGCCTCGGCGGGAGCGGCGGGGGTGGTAGGCGCGGGCTGGCGAGCGGCCTCGAACTGCTCGCGGTGGGTCGCGCGATTGAACCCGTCGCTGAAGCTTTCGCCGCCGAGCATCGAGCTGATACCCTGCCCGAGGCGCGTGGCGTACCCGCCGGTGAGATTATCCCCTATTCCGCTCAGCACGCGGAGAGCACTTCCCCCAATTGCGTTCATGTCGTCCATGGACTCGTTGAACGCTTTGGCGTAGCCGGACTCCTGGTCACGCAGCTCCTGCGCACCGGCCTGTGCGCCAGCGGCACCGATGGTCAGTCCGGTGGGGATCGCATTGAAGGGCTTGTTGACCACCGCCCGGGCGGCAGCCGGGGCGTTGCGCAGAGCCGAGCCAGTGCGCTGCAGAACGTTCGGAGCCTTGGGCTGGGGCGCGGCCGGGGCAGCAGGAGCAGCCGCCTGCGGCATGCGGTACTGCGGGGTCGCCTGGCCAGAGCCGACCGGCTTGTCGCCCAGCTCCGCGCGCACGCGGTCCATGGCCATCTGCCGACGCTCGGCCGGGTTGTAGGCGGCGCGCTCGAACTGATCCTTCAGCTGGGCGCCCGTCTCGGCGGCGGCCTTCTGCACCGTGGCAGCATGCTGGCGCAGTGCGTCCGGGTTCAGGTTCGCTCGGGCGAAGTCAGCAGCCTGCGCGCCAACCTGCTTGCCGTAGGCCAGCCCTTGCCGACCATAGTCGGCTGTCTGCTGCTGCAGGCCCGGCAGCTTCGACTTGGCATAGTCGATCGCCTGGCTACCGTACTGCTGCGCACCGGCCAGGGCTCGCTGACCCAGGGCCTTGCCTTTCTCCAGCCAGTCAGGGGAACCGCCGTCAGCGAGATGGTCAGCGGTTCCGTGCTGCTTTCGGAGGGCGGACTCCTTGCGGTCGTCCTTGAAGTTGTGCGTGCGCAGGCGCAGCTGATCCAGCACATCACGCCCGATGGCGTCGGCGGTGTCGGCCGGCAGCACGTACTCCTCGTCGCTCAGCATGACGGGGCCGACCTGGTCGTCGGTGCGCCCACCCTTGCCGTTGACGCGGCCACCGTCGGCGAAGCGGAAGCCCGCCGGCGCCGGGCGGCTCGGCTGCTCCTCTTCCTCCTGCTGCTGCGGCTGCGGGTACTGCGGCTGCTGAGGTGCCTGACCATTCGACATGGCGTCCACCGCATTGTCGATCTGGCGCGGACGGCCAGCCATGGCTTCGCCCGCGTTGCGTGCGGCACCGGTGCCCAGCCAGCTCAGCGACGGCATCCACCAGGGCTTCTCCTCACGCAGAGGGCTACCCACCGTGCCGCCGTCGGCGAAGCGGAAGTCCGCCGGCACCTTGCGTTTGTCCTCCTCGCGCTCCTCGCGCTCAGCGGGGGCAGGCTGCGACGCCTGCTCGACGGCCGCGTCCACGCGGTCGCTGCGCCGGTACAGTTCCTCGCCGGCTTTGCGCGCCTGACCGGTGCCCAGCTTCGGCAGCTGGGCCTCCTGGAATTGGCGCAGACGGGACTTCAGCTCGAAGTCCTTCTTGGTGTCGCTCATACCTTGCCCTTGTCGTAGTTGAAGTTGTGGCTCTCGGAATAGCTGCTGCTGTTCGACACCGAGCCAGAACCGGAAATGGAACCGCTGCCAGAGAGCGACGCCGCCACGTGGACGCCTGCCATGGCACCCGCCGCCAGCGTCGAGGAGATCTGCCCTGCAGCCTTCAGCGAGTCAGAGATGATGCCCGCCCGCTTGATGGCTGCCTCCATGTTGGCGCTGTAGGCCTGAATCTGTGCCTGGGAGTATGCCACAGCCGCCCTGATCTCGGCCTCCTTGGCTGCGATCTCGGCCTGCGCCTTCTGCCCCTCGGCGGCCGCCACCGCACTGAAGCGCTGCGTGTCGGCGGTGTAGGCGCTGGCGTTCGTCTGGATGACACCGAGCTGCGCCTGCAGGCGAGTCTTCTCCGCCTCCAGGTTGCTCTGGTAGAGGCTCAGCAGGTTCTGGTTCTTCTTCAGCAGCGCGTCGATCTGCTTCATGCCCAGCTCGGCATTGGCCGACTTGCCCTGGATCAGCGCCGCGAACGCCTTGGCCTCGGCGTCCACGATGCCAGCCTTGGCCGTCTCGCCCCGCACCTGCGCCTCGTAGGCATCGAACCGCACCTTCTGCGCACCCACCTGGTCGCCGTAGGCCTGCACCTGCGCGCGGTACGCCTCGATGCGGGAGCGCTCCACCGCCGCCTCGGTCTCGGCGCCCTTCATGCGCGCCACGAACAGTCTCGTCTGCGCCTCCAGCGCGTTGATCTGCGCGCTGTAGGCCTTCACCTTCTGCTCGTTGATCTGGCCGCGAGCGATCTCGGCGTCCACCTCCGCCTTGAAGATCTGGATCCTGGACAACGCTGCCTGCACCCGCGTGTTGTAGACGCTGGCCAGCGTCTGGTAGGCCTGCATCTTGGCGTTGAAGACGCTCACGTGCGCGTTGAACACGTTGAGCTGGGCCTCCACCTGGAACTTGGCCGCCTCAAAGAGCCGCTTGGCCATGTTGTCGAACGTGTTGACCAGCACCTGCTCGGCCGCCACCGCCTTCTCGACAGCCAGCCGCATGTTCTCGATCTGCCACTGTGCGATCTGGATGGTCAGGTCCCGGTTCAGGCTGCTCTTCTTGAGCGCCAGCTCCTCACGCAGCTTGTCGGCCCGCGCCGCCTGCACGCCGCTCGGCATGGTGAACCCACGCCTGGAGAACTCCTCAGCCACGCTCTCGATGGCCTGCATGGCCGCCCGGTCCTCACGCTCTGCAGCGCGGGCGAACATGGCCTTCTCGACCTCGGGCGGCAGCCCGGATCCACCGCCCCACATGCGGCGAATGACCGCTGTGATCTCCGGCATCAGCTCGGACTCGTACCGCGGCTCCTGCCACTGCAGCGCCCCGGGCAACGCCGTGCCCTCAAACTCCGGCGCCTGCGCGTCGAACGTCGGCAGCGTCAGCCCGTCGAAGGTCGGCACCGTGATCTCCGTGAGCGACGGCGACGCCGGCATGACGATGTCAGGTGTGGTCGGGATCGTGACCTCACGCATCGTCGGCGCATCCGGCGGAGCGTCAGGGGCCGTCCATGCCGGCACCACCGGCACGTTGATCGCCCCCACGCTCGAGCGGAAGTCAGGGATGTCGATGTCCGGCAGCTGCGGGATCTCCACGAGCGTGGGCTCGGGCGGCAGCTGTGACGTGACCTGCCCGAAGCTCGTCGGCCCCACGGCAGGCAGGTTGAGGTCCAGGTTCAGGTGTGCATCGAACGCACCTGGCACCGGGGCCGCACCCAGGTCGCCCAGCGAGAAGTTCGCCAGGTCGCCGATGGCGCGGTTCGCCGAGGCCGTCATGGCCTTGGTCATGTCGGTCATCTGTGTCAACCGATTGACCACCATGTCGTTGACGCCCGCGACGTGACTGTTGGCCGCCGCCAACTGCGCTTGCAGGTCGTTCGGCTTGTTGCTCGGTCGGAAGTCAAAGCCTGCCATCAAACTCTCCGTGTGGACACCGCGAGGTCAACCTCGGCGTCGTTGATCCAGAATGCAGCGCCGTCCTCGTTCTGCAGGCTCATGCGCCAGTACCGCCCCACCATGCCCTTGCCGGGCGTCACCCGCGTGGCGCGAGGCGTATCGGCAGGCCGTCGCTCGAGCGGGAATACGGCTGGCACTCCACCCGACTCCTGAACGGAGAGGGACAGCCGCAGCCGCCCTTCGGCGGAGTACCCGATGTACAGGTTGTCGATCCGCTTTGTCTGACTGATTCCAAAGCCCACGCTCGCAAAATCGACTCGAGCATCGATTGGGGTTCCGTCATCATCGTCCGCATCCAGGATGTACAGCCCGTCAGGGCCAGTTGCCAGCACGTCCTCGCCCACCTGGGCCAGGCTCTCGAAGTCGCAGCCAGTCCACGTGGACACGGCGGTGCTCTCAGTACCTAGCACCAGGTGCTGAGTACTTGGATCCCTCATCAGGACTCTATCGCTCCATTGAGCGCGACTATCGACCGTGAGGGTTCCATTGAGAATGGTATCAGCCGACGAACGCAGCGTGGCCAGGCTGATCAGAAGATCGTCCGGGCGTTGCGTGGAGAAGTCGTCGGAGGCAGTGATGAGCCCGCGCGAGGCCTCGTCGACCAGGACCGTGCGCAGCACGAAGTCGCTGTCGGTGGCCCGCAGGGTATCAGTGAGGGTGAGGTCCTTGAACACGAAGGCCGCGTCGCTGATGCGACGGGCCGATTCGTGGGACAAGCTGACAATGGCCTGCAGGACTTCCGACGCCGAGGCGCGAGCCCGGTCGGTGACGACCACCGCGGGCTGCTCCATGACGAGGGCGTCTGAAGCGCGGGCCTGCTCGACGGCGAGAACCGAGGAGCCGAAGAGGAAGGTGTCACGCACCCGAGCGCGTGATCCGGCCGTGACGATGCTGACGACGGAGTGGTTTGCCGACGCCGCTATCCGCGCCATCGACACGATGACGGGACTGTCCGACACTGCAGCCTCGTCGCTCACGCGAGCACGATCGGAGGCATCCAGGACATAGCCCAGGATAACACGGTCGCCGAGCGTCGTCACGTCGACGGCCTGGGCCTCGTTGATCACGAAGGCCATGCTGATGATCCGGGCGGAGTTCTCCTGCACGGTGCATTGCTCGCTCATTCGATGACTCCGATGTAGGTGGGGATGCGGGCGCGCTGCGGGACGGCGAAGGGCGTGGCGCCCTCAGACCTGCCCTCCAGGAAGCCCATGCTGTAGGTGACGCGGTGGCCAAGCATGGAGTATGCCCACTGCATGCCCTGGATGGTACCCAGCTCGCTGGGGGATGGCACCATGGCGTAGGTCATGTCGTTCCAGCCGATGGGCATGGACTGGATGCCTTGGACGGTGTCGAGCACGACGTTGACCGTGCCCTTGAAGTCGGTACCGCTGTCGGTCGTGCGCTGGTACTGCTCGACGCGGATGCGGTTGCCCTGCTGGTTGTAGCGGTCAACGCTCGCACACATGCCCGGCAGCGGCCCGCCCTCGGCGTAGCGGCTGCAGTCGTGCTCGCTGTAGTTGTCGACGATCTCGACGATCCGGCTGTCCGAGTGCTTGCCGCCGCACGTCATGACGGGGCCGGGGCGGTCGGGGTCCCAACGCGGCCACTGCCGCCACGTGATGCCATACTTGGGCGAGATCACGTTGGTCGCCGACGAGGACTCCATGGTGCGCTTACCCGCCTGCCACCAGTGGCCCTGGTAGAAGCAGTAGCCGTTGCGCACGCCGTCTGGCACGACGAGCTGGCTGCCGCGCGTCTCGAAGCCGCCGCTCGTCTCCTTGGTGACGCGCTGGAAGACCTTGGTGACGCTGATCGAGCCCCACGCAGGCTGCACTGGGTTGTGGCCATGGCTGGGGGGATCCCAGCCGACAGGCTTGGCCGTCATGGTGCCCTCGACGAAGGACTCCTTGGCGACCTCGCGGAAGTCAAGGTCGTTGGTGTGGACCATGGGCGGTAGGCCGGTGCTGCCGGTGTAGCGCGCCCATGACCACGTGCCGGAGAGGAAGCACTCCTCGCCCTCGCGCTCGTCGAAGCCATCGGTGGTGCTCTTGCTGCGCTGGTCGTTGAAGAACCAGCCCACCTTGATGTCGTCGTTGATGAACGCGGCGAAGACGGGCGCGTTCATGCGCATCAGCGGCAGCGTGCCCATGCGCTGAGGAAGGGCGATGTGCGTCATCAGCCCGTCGAGCGCCGGCTCGTGATACTTCACCGGGATGCCACGCTTGTGGCTGAAGAGCCGCCCCTCGTACATCATGCGGATCGTCGCGCTGCCGTGGGCGATGGGCTCGCCGGGCTGACGCTCGCGCCGCAGGCTGCCGATGCGGATGCGGATCTGCCAGCACTGACTGCGCTGGTACGGGTGGTCGTCGTCGTAGCGGTAGCCCACGTTGACCGCCATGTCGCCACGGCTGTTGAAGCTCCAGCCGCAGTTGGAGCTGAAGCCGCTGAGCGCGTAGAAGGGTGCCACCTGCTCAGGCGTGAGCAGCTGTAGGGCCGTACCCTCGTCCACGCGGCGATCGATCTCCGCCTTGCTGGGCATGGGCTCGCCCGAGGGGACGCCACCCAGCTCGTCGACGATCCTGGCCACGGCCTGGTACTGGCTGTTGCGGTACCGCTCGGCGTAGCCGTCAGCGGTGGTGCCGCGCACCATCGGCAGAGGGATGGCGCACAGACCCTTGCCGGAGCTGATCTCGAGGAGCCAACGCGTGCCGTCGCCCGCCGTGTAGACGCCGTGCGTGCGGTTGAACTTGTAGTCGTAGAGGATCTGGACGCCCTTGGCGGCGACCTTCTTCATGTAGTCGGAGGGCTTCTCCAGCTCGGCGTCCGACTGCGCGAAGATGGCCGGGTCCACCCGGCCGAAGCCCAGGAGCGCCTGCACCACCTTGCCCATGGCGCCAGAGTAGAGGCTCGAGCGCGCCCGCTGGTACTGGGTCAGCACGATGCGCGACGGAGGCTTGGGCTTCCACTCCTCGAACCCGTCCGGCACCTCGACGGCCAGGCGCTCGCTGCGCTGCAGCCCCGGTCGCATCTGCACGTGCTCGGCGTACCGCTCCGTCGGTGACCACTCCACGAGGTAGCGGCGCTCCTTGCGCTCGCCGTTGGCGGCGGTGTACTCCTCCGACAGCAGGCGCCCGTCCCAGACGGCGCCCGACATGATGTCCAGCTCTGGCTCGCCCTCGCCCGTCGCGGGCGTGTAGGGCGGCGGGGCTTCAGGTGTGCCGGCGCTGATGATCACGCCCTGCGTGCTGCCAGCCACGACCGCGTACAGGAAGTCGTCCGGGGTCGGGTTGGCATGCAACGAGAACGTCGGCACACCTGAAGTCTCGCAGAAGGCCCTTACACGAGAAAGGAGCTGCAGCGCTTGAGGCAGCAGCTCCTGTGCTCGGGTCACGTCCCCGTCCAGCCGGACGGAGACGTTTGACGCGGGGGAGTGGCTCACGCCGTCACCAGCTGCACCCGGTAGCCCATGCTCAGCACGTCACTGTTGTAGAGCGTGCGCGGCTGGTTGAACTTGGTAGCGGACATGATCTTGCCTGTCACCGCGCCCTTGGTGGGCTCGCTCAGCATGGCCACGCCGTGGATCGTCACGGTGCTGGCGGTGGCGAAGGTGAACGTGGCCTTGTCAGCCAGGTTGTCGATCGACACGCCCGTCACCGCGCCCGGCTTCCACTGGGGCCGCGTGCTCTCGGTGTAGCCCTCGGTGTTCGACACCAGCTCGCCGGCAGCAGCCACGAAGTTGGCAGCGGTCAGCGTTGCCGTCGGGGTGTAGTTGCTGGTGTAGGGGGCCAGGTACCACTTGGTGATGGCGGTACCGCCGGCCAGGCCGGTCAGCAGCAGGTACGCCATGCCCTCGTCAGGCAGCAGGTTGTGGTCCACCACCTCGTCTTCACCGTTGACGCTGTGGAAGTAGGTACCCTGCAGGAAGGCCTTGGCTTTGGGGAAGTACAGGCCACTGCCCGTCTTCTCGAACTTGTTTGCTTCGACGGCGCGGGCGAATTCGCGGGCGTGTTTCGTCAGTTCAGACATGCTTACCTCACGGGAGGAGTTGAGAGTCCTCGGCGGACCCTACCGCCGAAAGCCCTGATTTTACAAGAGAAACGACCTGCTTGACACCGTCGCGCATGACGAACGAGCTGCGCCCTGCACCGCGCGCGACTCGCAGCCGGTCGGCGTTGAGCGGCACCACGTCGCCACCAGCCTTGCCCGCCCGGTAGCCCTCGGCCGTCAGCCACACCACCATCGGGGTGTTGCTCTCGACGACCTGCAGATTGAACGCCGTGGCCTCCACCAGCACCCCGCTGCGCTCGAGCGCCACCGCGCTGTTGACCCGCCGCGGCTGCAGGTCGCTGGCGTCGCGTCCGGACAGGAACCACACACCCCGCTGGTCGCCCACGTAGACCCCGTCATGCACCGCCATGAGCAGCGTGATCCGCCCCGTCATCTCGATGTAGCCGTGGGCCAGTGAGTTCAGGTGCGGGCGCATGGCCTCGGAGAACCAGAGTGTCGACCCCTCGGCCACGTAGAGACGACCGGCATGGCCCGCCACCAGCTGCCCGCCCGGCATGGGGCGCAGCTGCCTCGTGTCAAGCTCGTCACCCTTGGCGCACTCGGCCACCGTGTAGACAGGCAGGCCTGCCGGCGCCTCGATGGCCTGGTGCAGGATCTCGCCGTTGGCGTCGGTGATGTAGACGCGCACGGCCGGCATCTCCGTGACGATGCCCTCGACAGTGATGCCGCCCTGCGTGACCTCGATGAACTCGACAGGGCTGGCGGCACTCTCCTCACCCCGGTCGTCCACAGCGGTGACGCTCACCCCGTAGCGACCGGCAGGCAGGGCTCCGCGCGATTCTCTAAGCACTTCGTACCAGGTACTGGGTACTCCGACTGCGCGCCCGTTGGAGCGATCCGTCGGCAGCCAGCCGAGGCCCCGCCGATGTGCCCAGTAGGTGGCGCCGTTGTACTCGCAGTAGGTGATGGGCTCGGAGGTGGGGAGCGTGGCGATGGGGAAGAGTTGGCGCCCGGCGCCGATCACGCAGACCTCGTTGCCCCGGCAGACGAAGACGATGCCGGTCACCGGGTTGCGCCAGAGCGAGTGGTAGTCGCCCGGCTCGAGCAGGCGGAAGCCCGAGCGGCGTTTGAACGCCCCGTCGGGGGCGATGTCCACGTTGTCGGCGCGCCGCACGGTGCCTGCCTTCATGCGGGTCTCGTGGGTCACGTTGTCGATGCCGAGCTTCGGCAGGGGGAATTGTGTCGTTCGGCTCATCGCTGGATGACGCGCGGGGCGCCGATGTACTGAGGTGAAGGGATCGTGACCGCCGGTAGCACCAGCAGGTCGCAGTTGAAGGGGTTACTGACCACGTGGCTGTCGGAGACGAAAGCGTCGATGCCGGCGGGCTGCAGGTGCAAGGCGGTGGCAGGGCGGCCGATGCGCTGCGTGAGCGCACCGACAGGGCGCACGCGCCGGGCCAGTGTAGCAGACGGCTCGGAGGAGGGAGGCACACCGATGGCCTGCACCGTGCCCGGGATGACCCGGCGCACGTCGCCGAAGAGGGTGTCGCCAAAGCCCTGGGCGGCCAGGTAGATGCGGCCACGAACGCGCGGTGCGGGCGGGGGCATGCTGCCGATGCCGTAGGCGTGGATGCCGCGGTCCCGCGTGTTGAGGGAAGGCGTACCGACCTCACTGCTCTCGTGACCCCATGGGATCAGAGCGTCGGCCGGCGGATCGACGCGCGTCACCCGCATCGGACGGACGAAGTCGTCGAAGTTCTCGTCCTCGAGCGAACAGCTGTTCCACCCTTCAGGGTGCAGGTGACGGATCCAGTTCTGGACGAGGTGACCGCCGATGGCTGTCGAGTCGAAGCCGCCGAAGCCCTCGAAGATCCGGGGCCAGCCGATGGTCGGAGTGCCGAATGGGTTGAGTGAGCCGCCCTGCTGCGGGTTGCCTGTATGACTGATACCGCGCGGGTAGATTGTGCGGTTCTGGTTCTCAACCGTGTGCCCGCCGACGATGGTAGCAACGAAGCCTTCTGGCTCGGCGCCGGGCTGCGCCGGGGCAGCGTGTCTCCAGACCTTGTGCTCCCCGAAGATCTGCTGGTTGGCGATGCCGTCGTGGTAGTCCCACTTCTCCAGCTCGATGTGGTGGAAGCCTCCGCCGACCGAAGGGAAGCCCTCACGCCACGAGTGGATGCCCTTCGGGGCAATCTCTCGGATGGCGTTCTCGATGAAGTGGCGCCCGAAGTACATCGGATTGCCGACGCGCCAGAAGTCGCGATGGCCGAGGGCTTCCGGGGTGCCGGCGCCGGCCTGGATGCGGCGGTGGCGGTGGGCCACGTCAGCGAGGCCGAACCAAGGGAAGGAGGACGAGCGGTCCCACCCGCGGCCGGGCGGGTCGCTCTCCCAGACCCCAGGCGTACCACGGCCGACAGGGGTGCCGCGGTACTCAGGCTCAACCGCGTACGGCCAGGCATCTGCTGTAGGAGCCCAGATGTAGAAGGGGGACAGGCTGGGCTTACCGAACGAGTCCTTCTCTTTGACGATCGAGCTGGGGTAGATCGAGCGCGTGCGGGAGAGCGACGGCACCCCGAAGGTGGAGTCCTCAAGGATGGGCTTCGGGTAGACCTGGTTGGCGGTGACTCGGTGACGGCCGAAGCCAGCAGGGTCGATCGAGTCTGGGCGGAGATACTGCGTGGGCAGCAACGGACGTCCCATCTCCAGGCTGTCCCAGCCGTAGCCGACGGGCTCGTAGCCGCCGTCGGGCTTGCGCTTGAAGAGGTCGATGCGCTGCAGGTGTGGACCCAGCGGGGCGCGCTGCTGCACCGTCGTGAAGCGGTCGATCTTGACGGAGTCCCAGCCGTGTGGGTTGACCCAGGTGCGGGCGTCGCGCACATGCGGGGTAAACCACAAACCGTGGTACCAGCCCTCCGGCTGGATGAAGCTGTCGCGCAGCCGCATCACGGTGCGACCCATCTCATGCGAGACCCAGCCATCGTAAGTCACGTAGCTGTCACGCAGGCGGACGAACGGTCGCCCGTAGGTCGAGCTGGCTGAGTGCTGGCGAGGGCTGATGCGGTCACGGTGCAGGCGCAGCGACGGCACGCCTGGCTCACCCACGCGGACCGGCTTGGGTGCGATCGGGTAGGGGTTGAGGCGCACGTCCGTGTTCGGACCGATGCGCTCGAAGTCATCGACGGCGCGATGGAACTGCGCGATGGTGCGCACGCCATGGCTCACCCAATGCTCGGGGATCTCCGGCGGGGTGATGGGCGGAATGAAGCGGATGTGCTGGGCAGCGTCCTTCACCCAGTGCTGGCCGACCGCCGGGTCTGCGAAACCGAGCGGGGCGACGGTCCAGGCGAGATTACCTACCGAGGTCCAGCGATTGAACTGGTCCTGTTGCTGCCAACCCAAAGGGGTGACGTAGCGCACGCGGTGACCGACATGCTGTTCGGGGAAGTCGAGGGAGTCCCAGCCGGCAGGCTTGATCTGATCACCGGTGCGGGTCAGGCGATGATAGCCCCAACGCTCCGAGCGCCAGCCGGCGGGGCGCAGGCGGAAGTCCCTCGGGATGACGCTGAGGTCTTCCGACACCACGCTCTCTTCCAGTGCGTCCTGCTCGTGGTAGGGCGCGATCGTCTGATTGCGCAGGCGCAGCGCGTGCTCACCCACGAGTCCCATCTCGATGCCCTTGTGCTTGACATCGACGATCTGATACCCGGTGACGACCCGCGGCTTGCCATGGCGCGTGTCGTTGAAACCCTCCGGCTGCAACAAGCGGCCCGGCCAGAAGCGAGGCTTACCGACAGCGCTCGCCGGGGTCCAGGTGGGGCGGATCTCGCGGGGCAGGTTGACATGGTGGTCGCCCACCAGTGAGCCTAGGACGATCGGCGCCGGCAGGATTGTGCCGGGGCGCTTCAGGGCGTGCTTCCCGAAGGCCGACGAGCTGAACCCGTCCGGGCGCACCTGCTGCACATCGTAGGCGATGACGTGCTGCCCGGTGCTGTCAGCTCGGAAGCCTTCGGGCTTGACCCACTGGTCGCGGTACCTGACATCCGTGCGGCGGCCGACGGTCGGCTTGTTCTCGAACCCACCGACCTGCACGTAGGCGTGATAGAGCCAGACGCGCGTATGGAAGCTGTAGTCGCTCGCCCACCAACTCGACGGGTTGACCCACTGTGTCTTCTGCGTGACCTCGGGGTTGTGGCCGAACGCCGTGTGAGTAGCGCCTTCCACGGTGATGTACTGGCGGCCCAACCACACGCGAGCATTCGGGCTCACATAGGAGCTGGCGTAGCCGAGGCCAAAGTCCTTCAGCGTCTCCTGCTTGTTCCGGATCTTCGTCCGGTGCATGACAGGGGTGAGAGATTCCCACCCTGCAGGTAGTAGGTACTGACGGGGCTGCTTGCCCTCAACCTTGTGCTCGCCCCACGCCGTGAGGTCCACGCCGGTCGGGCCAGCGGTCTGCGTGCCTTCAATGCGCAGCGACGGGCGCGGGATGGTCCAAGTGTTCCCTAGCGACACGAAGGTCAGATACTGCGGCGGGGCGCCGCGCTTCACTTCGTGCCCGCCCGCCGCGCCGGGCGGGATGGCTTCGGTCAGGAACCATTGCCCGTTCAGATGTAGCCAGGGGAACCCGACCTCCCCGTCGACTGCCGGGAGAGGGCTGATCTTATGCAGCCGCTTGACGGTATGCCCGCCTACTTCGCCCGCCTGAATCGGCTCAGGCTGCAGCTCATTGGGCAGGCGGGGTCGGCGGCGCTGTACCTCGTGCTCCCCGAAGGCGCGAAGCCCGAGATCCCCGCCGGTGAAGCCTCTGATGTGCTGGAGCCAGTGGGTCAGCGTGTGCTGGCCGAACTTCCGGTACTCGACGAGCTGGGCCCGGACGGGGTTGTTACCCCACGGACGATACGTCCCGATGTCCGTGCCGACTGGATGAATGAAGGAGCGGCGGTTGGTGATGACCGCCCGCATACCGTAGGCAGCGTTGTCCCATCCTTGCGCCTTGAGGTCCTGCGCTGCATTGCGCACCTCGTGTCGACCGAAATACTGCTCGTTCCGCAGCGGCGACTGATAGACGAAGAACTTGCCGGGGATGAGCTTGTGTCGCCCGACAACACTCGCCTGCCAGCCGGTCGGGCGCACGTAGGCTGAGCCGGAGCGCACGACCGGCGTGCCGTACTGGGTCTCCCGCACGATAGTCACGCCGCTGACGCTCGTCAGCTCGGAGGCCTGACACTCAAGGACGAGCCCATACCCCAAGGGAGCGGTGTACTTACCCTTGGCGCACTCGAGCTGGAGGTTGTAGCCGCTGGGCGGCGTGTAACGGACGGGCGTGGCCATCCGCTGATTATACCGGGCGCGGCACTGCCTTCACGCGGTCGTAGACGACGGCGTTCTGCTCGCTGTTGATGGGGTAGGAGACGACCACGTACTCCTTCCCTGGGGTCAGCCCATCGATCCTGTAGACCCCATCAGCGCCTGACTGAGACGACCTGATCGGCTGGTGACTGTCGCCGTCGAGGACCTCCACACAGCGGCGCGCCGGCACTCCATTGCAGAGTGTCGTGCCGAAGATCACCCCACCTACATCGGAGCCGCGGCCGCACAGGACAGGTGTCACCAGCATCGGGCGCACCGGCGGCGACGGGGTGTAGGGGAAGAGCATAGAGGACACGATCGGTCCCGCTATGAGTACAGGGATCTCTAACGGAGGCTTGTCCATGTCAAACACGAACGACTCCGTCGCGGTATTCGCCGGCACATCCATGAAGTAGAGGGGGCGCAGCTCCGCAAGCTCAGGCCCCCCCCAGATCTCCAGGCGGGTAGGCCCCCCCTGGGGGTTTCGTCTCTGCCCTCGCAGCTCGGCGAAGCCGCGCGGCGTAGGGAACTCGACCCACGCCACACCTTCAGACGCGCCGGAGGGGTAGAAGTACCCCTGCTGCCCTAACCACTGCGTGGGTTGCGTGGCCGCCGCCCCGCCGGAGGTGTGTGCGAACACGAGGCTGGAGAGCCACGGGAGGTTGCTCCCCCGCAGCACCCACACCCGCTTCTCTGTCAGCGCCATGGACCAGTGATGTCGAAGAACCAGCGCCCGTAACCACTATAGCCCGTCACCACGGGTAAGAACGCATGTCCGTCAAGCCCAGGCACACCAGTCACCACCTGCCCAGGAGGGTACTTCGAGCCACGATACAACCCAGGCCATTGCCCCCACAAGGCGCTTTCAGAGCTCACGTAGGTAGGGGTCAGCACGAAGCCGTTTTGGACTGCGATCGGGAACTGAGTATCACCGCTGGCGGGGTCCGCCCCCCATGACGTCAAATCTTGCCCGAGTAAACGGAATCCACCGGTAGCATCGCGCGACCCTAAGACCGGAGAGTCTGTTATATCTTTTCCGAGCTGAGATGAAAAATGAGTACTCTCAGTCCACGACACATTTGTCTCGTAGGGCGACCGGGAAAACACCGTATGTCCAGGGTTCGCCGGGTTGAACGCGCTGAACTTCCCGAAGATACCCAACCGATGGCTGTCGTTGAAGAAAGCGATGTCACGCGGGTGCAGCGACACGCCCCCTACGTTGAACAGGGTGTAGAACAGCTGATCGTCCCCAATCACGGCCCAGGCGTAGGAGCTACCCCCATACACCGAGAACCAGCTCTTCGACTCCATCGCTGACGTTGACCGGTACCACTCATTCACCGGCTGACCGTTGACCCATCCCTCGCAGCCCCGGATCTCGATCAGTCGATCGGCCCGCTTGAGGAACTGGAAGTAGTACTGCCCGCCGGGCGCCTTGGAGTGGAGCACCAGCGTCGTCTCGTTCTCATAGGTGATCTCCCACCCGACCGGCGCCTGCTTCACCTTCATCGTACCCGTCGTGGTGGGCGGCAGCGTGTTGGCCACGCTGCACACCACCTCTTGGCCTCGCACCCGCAGCACGCGCATGTCCACATTGAACCGCGCGTCTGCGGCGCCGGACAGGGAGAGCACCTGCCACTGCTCGAAGCCGTGGTTGTCCGGAAGCGTGAGCGTCAGCTCCCCCGTCTGATGAGCCACGCGGGTGACATTCACCTCGTTGAAACCATTGGCGAAGACACCCTTGATCCACGAGACAAAGGTGGCCCAATCGTTCGGAGCAGGGGGTACCCCCTTGTCCGAGCTGCGGATGAACTTGACGCTCGCGCTGATCACAGTTTGAAGATCTTGTTGTTGCCGTTGTCCCAGGTGACGATGATGTCACCGCCGTTCGGCGTGATGGGCAGGCCGGTAGCCACGTCGATCCACGCAATCAGGTTGCCGTTGGTCTCCGGCACGCCTTGCTTGTAGAGCAGCAGCGCTTCAACGCTGTCGCCTGACACCGACTGGAACGTCACGTCGTCAGCGTCGGCGGCACCGCCGTCGGTCTTCTTGTTCGTCAGCTGGACCGGCGAACCCACGACGGCAGCCTGGTAGGTGCCATACTTGTCGTGAGCAGCCAGGTTGACCTGGATCTTGTTGGTGTCAATCAGAGCGACGTAGATCGGGTCGGTCTTCCAGTTCAGGGCGCCTTCCAGGAAAAGCTGGCGGGCAGAATCAAACAGTGCATTTGCCATTTATGGCTCCTCAATCGAATCGGGTGATCCATCGCCCACCCATTGGCGAATTCTATCAATCTTTCGGGCACATTGGCGCAGCGCATTGCGCTGCGTGGTCAGTGCCTCAACCAGGTCTCGATTGACCGTCACCGGGCTGATCTTTGGCACCTCGCAAGGCTGGATCAGACTTTCCGGCGGCAGCACCCGAACCTGTCTGATTTCGACTCGCGGCGGCTCGTGCAGCGCACGACCCGTCGAGCAGGCAGCCAAGCTCAGGAGGCACAGGCTGGTCGAGATAACTACGCACTGCGACATTTTTTCTCTCCAGCTCCTTCAGCTTGCGTTGGGTTGATCGGTCAAGTTTGGCGAGCTGCTCGAAGTCCTTGATCAACCCGGCTGTCGCCGCGGCGTCTCTCAGGCGGGCTTCAGACAGCTCCGCGATGGTCAGCGACTGGCGGTCGTTCAGTGCCTCGTTCTGCGAGATCCTGTACCGCAGCTCGTGCAGCTGCTGCTTCTGGGACTTGGTCTCCATCCACAGCGTGACGCAGCTGGCCACCGCCGCTACCAACAGGGCCAGCAGCACGTACTCGACGAACAGGCGGGCCTTACCGGTGATGAAGCGAATCGAAGTACCCAGTACGGGGTACTTGGACAGGGTTGCGATCATTCGTTCTCCTCGTTGCGGGGGGACTTTCTGATGCCGAGCTTGTCGTAGACGAACTGTTCCAGCACGCTCACGCTCGCGTTGGCACCAAGCCACCCTGCCAGCCCAACGATAACCCCCGTCCACTGGTCCGAGAGGTGCATCTCCTCGCAGACCAGCTTGAACAGGAGCCCCACGAAGCCCGCAGCGCAGACTTCCAACATCGTGCGCCACGCGGTGGGGCGAGCCCCCTCATTCGCGGTGCGCAGCATGTATCCGATCCCGCCCGCCACGGCAGACACGCTGACGTAGGCCAGCGTCTTGCCCCACCATGTCGCCCAGAAGAAGTCGACCCACGTCATCACCAGACCTCGGTGCAGGCATGCAGCCTGCCTTCCTGCAGCTTCGCTGCGACGCGATGCGTTGCTTCGGCCTTCGTGACGATGCCATCGCGGTTCAGGTCTAGACCTTGGTTCTGGCCGTAGGCGATGCCGTGGTCAAAGAGCGATGCAGCATCGGGGGCGCCGATCATCCGAGGCAGCAGGATCGCCATGTACATGTCCGACAGGGAGCGGATGCGCTTGGCGAAGGGGCGGAAGTACTTCTCGACCCACACGAGCTGTTCCTCAGCCGTCATGGCGGCGAGCGCAGCGTCGGTGGTCCCGAGAGCCGTCGCGGTGGCGGGCATGAACTGGATCAGGCCCACCGCTTTGCTGCCCGCTGCATTGCGGACGTTCGGGCGGAAGGTGCCGCCGGACTCAAACGCCATGCAGGCCATGATCCATGAGGCGTGCTCGTGGGTCCAGCCGAAGCGCTTGCACATGTCGACGACACGGGTACGAAATTCGGGGCTGACTTTGTTGCCCCAGGACAGCAGGATCTTCATAGGCCTCCATAGGCGACGGTACGGGGTTTGTGCTCCCGGCGCCCCTGCTCGGTGCGGACCCTGTCGCAGTAGGCTGCGAAGGCGGCTTGGAACTCTTCCGCCTTGCCCTTGTCGTAGGTTTCCGCGTCTTGCTTGGAGTAGGCCAGGGCCTTCATCCAATCAAGCAGGTGGAGATGGTGCTGCCTGTCGATCTCGAGTTGGGACTCGGGACCGATCACTTCCTCCAGGGGGAGGCGCAGCACGTGCAGGTTCAGCTCACCATCTTCACGCGGGATGTCCCGCAGGAACATGGAGTACTGGTCATCACCGATCACCACGGCGTGGACCTCGCCTTCGCGGGGCGTGGGGCGCCGGGTGCCGAACTGGATGTCTTCGTCGTTCACGATCTCGACCGGGCATCTGTCATCCCGGGTGACGCGCCGCAGCTTCAGGATGCGGCGGTCGTAATCGACGAAGGCATCCCCCGCATCGTACTCGACGGTGCAGAGGTCGGAAGTTGAGTCGGGGATGCCCCCAGTCAGCCGGCAGAACTGCTCCTGCGCGTCGTTCATGTAGGCCCACACCTCCACCTCAGACCACAGGTAGGGGTAGGCCTCGTCACGGACGTGCGCGCGGAACAGGTCGTGCAGCTGCTGGGGCGTCATCTCACTCGGCCTTCTTCGATTTCTTGCTGGCCTCGACCGGCTCTGCCGGGGGCTCGGCATCGACGCAACCGACGGCGCGGCATTCGCGCTCGGCTACATCCGGGACATGGACGGGCACGTCCGGTTCAAACGTGCCGCTCCAGCCGTAGATCGTGTTGACAACGACGTTGCCAGGGTGCGAGAGCCAGGCCATCATACACCTCCGAGGTTGTAGTCCGCACGGTCACGGACTGCAAATTGCAGACTGACAATGATCTGGCCGGCGGTGATCTTCGTCGCGGTCAGGGCGAACTGCACCGGGGTGTCCTCGAAGAACACGCCAGCACCGGCGATCGGACGGTTGCCGGCGGACTTGATGTCGTCGCCGTTGTAGATGGCCGTGTTGGTCTTCGGCTCGAACAGCTTGAGCGAGACCTTGGCGGCCGAGTCAGTGATGGCCGTGGTCGTGACCACGCCGCCGCCCAGGATGCGGGCGCCACGCGGCAGCTTGACCAGGGGGACACCGGTGATGGGCGTGCCTTCAGCGATGGGCTTCTGGACGCCGGTGGTGGGGTCGGTGTAGGTGTCTTTCGTCAGATCGATGGGGATCTCGACGGTCAGCACCTCTTGTGCGGTACGCACGGAAGCGATGTTCGCCATGATGACTCTCTCGAGTGGATCAGTCCCGGGTAGGGGCTGCGGTTGAGAAGCCAGCCGAATCGAGGCGTAATTGCCGAAAGAGGTGCGGCTGGGGATGCTGGATGTTACCACGTAGGGCGAATAGGGCGCCAACCCGTAGGCCACGGCAGAGCCGAAAGTGTTCGCGGAATCAATGCCTTGCACGCCGAGGGTGCGCGGCCCGGCCCTGCCCTGAGTGAGTTTGAGACGCCCGATCTCGAACCGTGGGGCGATGCTGAGCGGGGAGATCGTCTTCGGAACAGGTCGGCGCCCAGTGACAGCAGGGCTGCCGACCATGACGGCCGAGGTGATGCTGCTGGCGCTGATGACTGTGCCGCCCGAGGATGCCACCGGGGGACCGACCTCGGAGGTCGGCGCGATGCCGGTAGGGACGAGGGTCACAGCGCCGGCACTCAGCCGTGCAGTTCCGAAGATTGGATCGTTGGCAGCACCGGCGGGGGCCACGATTGCGCCGCCAGTAGTCAGGAGAGGCGTGCCCAGGTCGCCGCCGGCGAAGCCGGCCGGGGTGATGGACACACTGCCGGCACCCAGCCGGGCAGTGCCGAAGCCGATCGTCGGGGCCAGACCTGCCGGAGTGATGGACACACTGCCGGCACCCAGCCGGGC